CTGCTTAGCATTAACGTCTGCTTTTGCTTTCACCAGATCTTCATTTACGCCCTCAAACAAAGGGAATTCCTCAAGTTTCTTAATGTGCTTAAGCATATCTTCTAGCAATAGTTATTTTAGTTCTGAGATCTCTAATTTGCCTCATTAAGGTTTCTCTTAAATCAGACATATCCTTTTTGACACTATCAGCAGACAATCCTTTCTTTTTAGCTTGAGCTTCCAGTCTATCCCTTTCGGTATCTAAAGTGGCATATCTTTCATTCCTTTCAGATTGCATAGCTTTAATTAATGCACCCACTTGGCTTTTTTCTAGATCTTGCACAAATTTGGTAAACTGTGGTGCATTCATAGAAAATATAGGATCCATTGAAAAATTAGCACTCGAGATTACTCTTGATTCAGCATCTGATTTTAGAGTAGATGGCTTAGCAAGATCTAGCTTACCAAATTTTTCCCTAAATTTCTCATCCTTACTCTTAGCATCTAAAGCTGCCTTTTTATACTTATCATATAACTCATCAGCAATTGAATCGTCGGTTAAACTTTTAGCCATCTTATATAGCTTCTCTGCTAAGTCTGCTTCAAGTTCAGATTTCTTAAGATTCCAATAAGAAATAAGTCTTTGTTTACCCTTAGTAAGTTTCTCGACTTTATTATCAATCTTTTCTATATCAGCTTTCCTTTTCTTGCCTAAAGCTGAAAGAAGTTTTTGATTCCTATCAATCATCCTTTCCAATTTTTTAGCTTCGGCAGGATCACTTTTGGTTTGTGCCTTTTTAACCTCTAAAGCATCTATATCAGTTTGTATATCATTCCATTCTTTCGAATACTGCGTTTCGATAGCATTGATATCAGAAAGCAATGAATCAATCTTAGAAATAGTGCCACCAAAATTAGAACTCAGCCAATTCATGATCTTATCCAGACCACCATCTTTTTCATTTATATTTTGTGACTCCCACTGTTTAAAACTTAACAACATGTTAGGCTAATTTTTTTATTAGATTACCGACCTTTTTAAGGGTTATATCTGATTTAAGATCAATCACCTCCTTGGTTATTCCAGACCCCGCATCGTTTCCGTCATTAATTGCATTATTAATTTTAGAAAAAAGGGAGGTCAAAGAAGATTCATTGGAAAGATCCTTTCCCTTATTACTAATTACATTGCTATAAACAGATACTAAATTCTCCAGTGAATCAAGCTCGTTAGCACTTTCCTCCAAATCTTTTATACCATTAGAGATCTTTCCGGATTTCTGAACCTCATCGTAAGAGGGAGACTTTGACATAAAAGACTTAATGTCAGAAAGAACTTTTGACATGCTAGACTTCAAATCCTTAATCTTTGCTCTTGATTTTTCCCTTAATGAGACAACCACTCCAAGATCCTTGCTGCCAACATTTTTTCTAATCTGCGAAAGATCCCCAAGATCTGCATCTTTAATAGAAGCTTCTCTCTTAGAGGATTCCTTAGTTTTAGAAGCAAAAGACTCTGCCTTCTTCGATGCTGTTTCCAAATCGGATTTTAGCTTTTTAATGCTATCTTGGTCGCTAGATTTCTTTTGAGCTAACTCATATTCAAATTTAGCAAGGTCATACTTATCGTCGATGAAACCTGCCTCGTAATATTCCTTTCTCCTAGGGTTTTTACCAATGGTTTTTTCCAGGAGTTTCATCCCTTTATTCATCTGTTCCCTCTTCATTTTGACAAAAGAACGGAATTCCTTATTCTTCCTCTCGATTTGGGTACGAATTCTGGCAATATCATTCCTTGATGCACCTTTGCTCCTAAGGTCATCTATCTTACCTTCTAGATCAAGAACCTCATCTTCAACGTCGTATTGCTTGGTTATGATTTCTTTTTGGATATCTAGATTTCCCTTTCTAATAGTATCAATAACTGACAATCTCGAAAAGGGCCCTAATAGAGCTTTAGATACACTATTTTTAAGGGTATCCAAAGCCTTACCCTCATTAATATTGTAATATTCTAAGAGCATCTCAGCAAGAACAACCTGATCAACCTCTTGTGAAAGATCTCTCTCGATTAAAAATTGCTTATGTGATTTAATTCTACTCATTATGCAACGACCACATTTATACTATATATCCCCTAGCAATAAAAAAACCCCAGGCAAAAACCTGGGGTTTAGTATTAGTGTGTACTAACTACTGATTAGGATAGACCTCCAGTAGGAACGTTCACGTGGAAACAGAAGTACATAGTTTCTGGGTGGAAACCAGCTTCTACTAGAGCGTAACGAGACTTAACCGCAATCTTAGGTGACATAGTACCTTCAGAGATTGTTTGGATAGACTCAGCCATCATGTAAGGCATGAACTTAAGTCCTGGTTCGTCGTCACCACCTTTTCTTCCAACTAGTACTCTGTTATCACCGAACTTCATGTTCTGATCAACATAAACGGTCATACCTGCAAGAGAACCTACTGGGTAAAGTGTTCCGTTGTTTTGAGTAAGAGTGTTAGAGAAAGGAGCAAAAGTGAACTGAGAGATGTCTTGCAATGCACTTGCAACGTTAGCGTTAGTAACGATGAAGTTAGCAGGACCTCTTCTTCCTCTGTTAGCTACTACGTTAGCAGAAGCTAAGATTCTAGAGAATAGTCTTCTCTGTAGAGTTGACAAGTTCTCGTAACCACCTGAAGCAGGACCTGCAACAGAAGCGATAGAAATACCAGTATCAGACTTACCTACGTAAGAAGGGATAGTGTAAGAACCTGCAGTACCACCGATAACGAGGTTTAGGTTCAAGTTTTGTCCTTCTGTAGTTAAGAATTCGTCGTGGTTAGACCATCCAAGAGCAAATGCTCTAGAAAGGATGTGCTTGTTGATAGCTTGTGATACTTCGTTAACCAATGCATTTTCGATCATTGAGATAACGTCGATACCAAACTGCTTGTTCAAGTCTTGGATTTGCTCAGTAGTTACTGAAGCAGCTACTTGGAAAGTATCAGCTTCAACGAACTTAGTGAACGTTGAAAGACCCATTGATTGGTAGTAAGTGCTCTCACCAACACCTCTTAGCATTGGGTTGTAAGTCTTAGTACCATCTACGAATGGACCTTGCCAGTCTTGGTCGTTGTTGAAACCAGCACCAGAGAATCCTTGGATGTGATCCTCAAGAGCTTTTACCAATTCTGCTCTTGCAGTTGTAGTACCTGCTTGAGCACCGTCTACTGCTGTACCAATTTTAGTAGCACCACCATCAAGAACGTCAGAGATAGTCTCACCAGCAGTTAATCCCAAAACTCTAAAGATTGGGAATGCATCAATTCTAGATAGACCAACAAACTCAGTAGTGATGTATGCACCAGCTGAAGAAGCATTAGTAATGTAGTAAGTAGTACCTACTGCAAAATCTCCAGGATATCCAGCAGCTGGGTTAGTCAATTGTACCTTGATCATAGATGGTGCAGTTGCAAGAGCATCTGCTGCAGTTGTACCAGCTGATGCTGGGCTGATTTTACCACCTGAGTATACGTAATCTAGGTAAGAAAGTACGCCAGTAGGACCTGACATAGGAATTACAGGAACGATATCGAATCCAACAGTCTTCGCAGCAACCTGAATTGCCAAAGGAAGAAGTGAAGGAAACTTATCTCCTGAACCTTGGTTAGCAGAGTTGTAGAAAGCTGCGTTAGCTTGCGTACCTACTGCAGAACCAGTTGAGTTATACCCACCTGGGTATGCGGGTGGTTGTACGGCACCCATACCGTTTACAGTTGCTAGAGACTGGTAAGCTCCAGCAGACTCGTTTAATGAATGGTAGTGGCAGTACTTGCTCAACCATCCTTTTTTCTCAGCATCTTGAATTCCAGCCTTCTGCTCGATGATAGGAGACCAGGTTTCGAAGATTTCTGCTTCGTTGATTAGTTTCATCTTTTTTAGATATTTTTTAGATTTTAAAACTTACCTTCGAGCGACTTAGCGACCCAATTAAGGTAATCATTTGAGTACCCCTGAGGGTTTGAAGCCGTCTTAGGCTCTGGTGTTTCTTGGCTTTCTTGAAGTTTCTGTAAACCTACTGGCTTAGCACCAAGCTGACGAGTTGACCAGAAATTCTTGATCTGATAGTTTGTCTCTAAATTATAGAAAGCTGATTGTGCAATGATTGATTGCTTTTGGCTTTCATTTAGTGACTCCCAAATCGGAGCGTAATCTTCTGGCATTTCATCAATAAATTTGTGACCTGATGATTCTACCACAGTTTCTTCGGCTTCGTTGATTGCCTCATCTGCTTTTTGTGTTTGAGCAGTTGGCTGTACTTTCGTATTAGCCTCGTTTATATTTTCCTCAGTCTTTTGTGTCTTGACCGATTCAATTAGAGAATCAATTTTGCTTCCGAGATTTTCGTAATCTCCAGCAAATCCTGATTCGACCAATTCAGTTTTTGAAGCGCTTTCAGCAGTTTCTCTTGCGTTCTCATTTAGAGAAGGAGAAACTTGAGTTTTAGCACTTTCGTGAATAGCTTCAGTTTGAGCTATATTACCATTTAGCTTTTCAGCCAAATAGTCAGAGTAAGCAATTCCTTTGTTTAGGTTTTCTGCTAGGTACTCTGTGTAGTTGATACCTTGATCAAGCTTTTCTGCGATGTACTCAGAATAAGCAATACCTTTATCAAGGTTTTCTGCAAGATATTCAGAATAAGAAATTCCTTTATCAAGATTCTCAGCCAAATACTCAGAGTAAGCAATGTTCTTATCAACATTCTCTGCTAGATACTCTGAATAAGCGATGTTCTTATCAAGATTCTCAGCAACATACTCTGTGTATTGAATTCCATCATCTAGCTTTTCAGCAAGATACTTAGAATAATCGATTGCCTTATCAACATTTTCAGCCACGTACTCTGAATATGAAATACCCTTATCAACATTTTCAGCCAAATACTTAGAATAAGAAATAGTCTTATCTAGGTTTTCAGCTAAATACTTCGAATAAGTAATGCTGCTATCTAGATTTTCTGCTAGGTACTCACCGTACTTAATAGCACTCTCTAGGTTTTCAGCAAGATATTCTGAATACTTTTCAAGTTTAGCAACTCTTTCCTCTAGAGCTTTACAGTCTACACTGTCAGTTTCACTCTCAGATACCTGAGCTTCTTGTTGTTTCATTTCAGAAATCTGCGTTTCCAGCTCATCCATCTTATTTTTCAAAAAGATAGAATACTTGTTAAGCTCGTCAGCAGTAACATATTCTTTGTTGGCCTCCATAATGTTGGATTTATTTTTGTCTTGATTAAGGATTTTTTCGAATTCTTCGCTATTTTCAACTTTATATATCTTTACCCTAGATTCATTTTCTAGCCCTAGCGATTCGTTTACACACTCTAAGTTGTTTACTACGGACTTTTTTGATCTTTCTTCAAATTCAAAAGCATCAAAACCAGCACTTTCATAAACCCTCTCAAGCTGAGCATCCTGAAAACCAGGATCAGCTACTAGATCATATGTAAAGATTTTTTTGATCTGGACTTTCTTATCCGGACCAACATTTCCAGCTGCTCTAGATGAAATAGAAAGTGGTATACCAGCATCAACAAGCTTTTTAGCGATTTGTCCTGCTGGAGTGTCAAGCAAACGAACTTTAATGTTTAATACCCTTCCGTCTTTATCATAAACTAGATCCTCAACAACGTGAGAAATGTTTCTAAGAGAGACATCGAATTTTTCGGGGTGATCTAATTCACCAACCAATCTCTTTTGTCCTATCTTATCCTTTAGATACTCAAGGTGAGGTAAGTATTCACCTTCCTCGTATATTCTATTGTTATTGTTCTCCTTGCCAAATTGAGCTGCTATACCTTTCAGTACGTAGCCGTTTTCAGCACCATCCTTTGAAACATCAAGATTATTATCTTGTTTTTCAAGAATAAAAAGGAGGTTTTCATTCAATAAAGACTCGTTCATTTCTTGACTTTACTATTATTTAACTTTATATATCGATTTCCTTTTTCAGAAAAATTGACGTTTTTTTATCCAGAGAAAGATATACCATCCTCAACTGAGTTAGCAAATTTCAGTGCAGTGTTGAATCCTTGTTCTCCTTTTCTAAGAACCCTTCTTCTATTACCCATTTTTGCAAACCTATTCTTAAGTATTACTTTGATCGGTTCGCCATCACTATCTTCCCTTACCTTGACACTAGAAACTTCTTTCCAATCTTCAATATTAAGATCCCTCTTGAGAGCATCGTTTCCAAACTCGTCGAGGATGCTTATACCGCCTTCGATATCTCTATCTTTAATCGAAAGAGATCTAGAACCGCTCTTTATCTGTACATCAGCACGATTGGTAGAAATTTTAGTTCTTTCCTTATCAACATCCTCTATATCAATTTCTTCCTCATCTGGTTCTACAATAGTACCTTCTCTATCTTCCTCAGTAGGTGGTACGTATTTTTTCAAACCGAATCTTGGTTCTCCAATTAGATCCTCAGAAGCAGACTCTACCAAAATAGGTTGGTTTGGTTTAGGATTTAAACTTTGGTCGCCAACTAAGAAGTATGAAAATTCCTTAAATTCATCAGGAGATTCATTGATATTAGGATCTACAAAATTGATTGTATTTACCTCATAAGAAACAATCGGAATTCTAGAATAAGATGTTTTCTTTAAGCCAGCCCCAGAATTGATCACTTCATCAAGTTCAGCCTCATATCCTTCTAGTTCCTCGTTTTCGTCTTCAGCTGGGGTTTCTTCTGTCTGCCCTGTTGGTTTCTCTTCTGCCTGCTCTGCTGGTTTTTCTTCTGCTTGTGCAGGATCTTCGTTTTCTTCCTCTTTTATTAAATTAGAGGTTCTCATAGAAAAATCAGAGAATGAAACCACTTTACTTTCGTTTAAGAGATCCTCAAATTCTCTTGCGCCGTCAAAAGATTCTTCAACAACATCAGCTTCACCAGGTATAAGCTCTTTCAATACACTTCCTTCAAGTTCACTTTCACTAACTAGTGTACCAGTTACATTTACATCCCTGCCCTCAGAATCCACATAATGGAATTCGTAAGTTTTCTTAGCATCCTTTGGAACATATATTGGATTGTCTGGAGCTTTATTATAAGCCTCCTCCATTTCGTCCCAGGTTGAATAACCAACAAATGAAGTAGCGATTGTAAGCTCAGTAATGTCTGGTATTAGGATTGTTTGGAACTCCAAATCTTCATTATCATACCAATCCCTTTCAAACGAATCACTATTGCTAAATGACATAAGCATTAGATCGTTATCTTGCAAAGCTTTCTGGAACCTTTCCGAATTAATCTGCAAAACCATGAAAATAGATCTACCGTCAAATTCACCAATCTTAACTATCTCCATAGTAGTCCTTGTGTCATCCTTGCTCATGGTTATTATATCCAAGATGTATTCGCCCCAGCCTGCTCCTCCGTCGCTTGTCCAACAAACAGTGATTGACTTTCCAATAGGAATATTTTTAGGCTTAAATGTACCATAAGCAAAATCTTCAACCTCTTCATATCTAGGTGCCTGTTTATCACTGTACCAATTCCAAAGCTGGTTTATTCCAGAACCTACAACCTGAACAGCTAACATAATCCAGCCAACAGGATTAGATGCTTCTGCAGCAAGGGCACCTGCTCCTGCTCCGGCTGCTGCCCTTGCACCTATAGCGGTTGCTGCACGAGCACCGCCTTGTGCAACTGCTCTTGATGCTGCAGCTTTAACCGATTGTTCTGCTGCTCCCTTTAAAAGAACATTACCAGTAGCCCTTGTCGAATAAGCAAGTCCACCCTCAACAAAAGCACCAGAGGGCAAAGTTATTCTTGCGGCATTAGTTAAAGCTCCTTGAGCTGCTCTTCTACCAAAGGCTCTAGTTGCAAAGTTTTTTACAGCTGAAAATCCACCTCTAATAGCAGACGAGCCTCTAGCTGCTTGGACCGCGCCATATATTCTTCTACCTCTTGAAAAGGTTCTATAAACGCCACGTGCTGACTTCATTAGGACCCAAGATGATAATAGACCCCCGCCAATGTAAGCAACAGCATAAAGACCTGCAAATCCTGCTCCTGCTATAGCAACATCCTTCGCAAACTCAGAAACCTTATCGAGATAACTTTCAGTATCTTTAACTTCTCCAACAGGAATGCTGTAATCGAAATCTGCAAGGATAAAACCTGCGGACTCGTCCAGTTTTTTAATTCTAATAGCTTGTCTTGCTTCTTGGATAGGCTCTCCTGCTTCTGTCATAGGATCTATAACAATTGAATATTCCTTGTCTTCCTCAAGATCTTCCATTTTTAGTTTGTCTTTCAGCTTGCCATCTTTAGCAAGTTTTTCAAGAGCAAACCCGAGCTTTACAAACTTTTTGAATGACTCAGAGGATCCTGATTCACCCTCTGCTTCCAAAAGCTTCACATAATCACTAAATGAAGATACCTTACCATTATTCCAGATATTCTTAATCTGACTTGAGACATATTCAGTAATACCCCCTTTAGAAGTAACCATGCTCTCCAGCATAGCTTCAGCTTTATCGAAGTCAGAGGCTTTAGATTCTGCTTGCCATTCTCTAGGATTATCTTCTAGCCACTCTTTCCATTTATCGGAATATGCCCACCACTGGAAATCATTTAAATCTGTTTCTTCTCCCTCCATATCTAGAGGCAAAGACATTAGTGGAAATATATTGGCTTCTTTGTCCGACGGTTCGCCGTTCATGCTACCATCATATTCCAATCCTTTTCTGAATACTAATAACATTGTCTTTCTTTTTATTATTCTGAATAGATCCTAGAGTAAGCTTTAGAAATAAGATCTATTATTTTACCTATATATCCCTCATTCCTGAGCATTTTAAAGGCTAGGTTACCCACAGAGAACTCACCATCCTTGGCAAGATCATCTTTTCTCATCTTTTGAATCTTCTCCTTGATCCTCAAGAGACGCTTGTACATCTCTTTTGCATTGTCAGGCAAAGCAGAGGATGTAACAAGTTTAGATTCCATTTGGTTGATTTCAGAAGCAAATCCATCGAACTTCTTCCTAACATCATGCTCGTCAACTTCTGGTGGATCAAACTTTGGTTTACGTATCCACTTATCATCCATAAGAGAATATAAACCAGAAGCTGTATGTGGTTCGTGAACATCCTGAAGATAAAGTTCTACGTCATGACCTCTAATGATAACATCATGTCTGAGGTTCCAAACGAACCTTACTCCATCCACTGCAGCTTTAACAATATCCCTTTTGGATTTTATCTTATTAAAATCTACCAAGACGTGTACATCAAGGTCCGATTTATCGGTGTAGTTAAAATTAGCTAAGGATCCAGTGAGCTGTATATCTGATATAGGGAGATCTCCCAGAAGATCCTCATACTTTTCATAGAAGTCTTCAGCAATCTTAAGAAGTTTTTTCCTTACTATTCTATCAAAGACCCATTCTTCCTTTCCGTCTTTAGTTTTGTACTTATCCCAAAACTTGGGATTAAGCTCATCGTTATAAAAGGAACCTACCTTGTCTTCGTTTAGAACAAAATCACTAAAGCCTTTAACTACGCTCACAAAAAAGGGATTATTTGAATCTTATATATCCAAACAATCCCAGGAGGATTTAAATAAAGGGTAATCTTATTTAGCCACCTTTAGCAAAACATCAATTACCGTTTGTACGTCTCTCTCACAATACTCTTTAATTTTCTCGCAATCTCCAGTTGCCCAAAAGTGTTCACTTACCTTAGAGCCATCCATATCATCCTTAGGAGACTGGATACCAAGCGAGCATGCTAATAGGTCAAGAGAAAGATATTTTTGGTGAGACCAGCTACCAAAAGAAAAAACCTCGGAGGTATCTAGGTAAGGTATTTCCCAAGGTTTCTTATCCCAGATAACCAAATTTGGAGGTAATTCTGGTGAGCTTAACTTATAGATCATGCTTTTACCCAAGCATGGAATATCAAATCCCTTAATATTATGACCAGCAAGCTTCATACCCTTTACGTGTGCATTATTAAAGACCTTAGCACACTTGGTTAATATTTCTTCCTCATCGTCTCCATAAAAAGAGGTCATTCTCACTTGTCCACTTTCTTGTAGTACACCAAAGGATACACATACAACTCTAGAAAATTCAGGTTCGAGTGTAGCTTTTTCCTTATAGATCTCAGAATCCGAAAGACCATTCATGTCTTCATATACTGTTCTGTAGTACTTTGCTCTTTTTGACCAAAGATCTGCTAGTCTTGGATTTTCAGTCTCCAGATCTTCAAAGGATCTGTATCCCGTAGCTGTTTCAACGTCAAGGAAGAGACAATTTTCTAAAATTCTTTTATCTACCATATTTTTAATTTTTCCATTTTGGGTCGTACCAGAACATTCTTCCGCCACGATCTTCTATTTTTTCCATTAGTGGATTTCCGTAACACTTCATAAAGTCCCGAACTGATGATACTTCACCAAAGGGATTCTTCCAATCTTTTAATGTCCCACCTCCTATTTCATAAACAAGAATTGGTATATCCTTACACAATTCAAAAAGTTCCCATTTCCTTTTACTGATAAATTCTCTGGCAGATTGGAAAGGATCCTCATCAGGAATTCTGATTAAAATCTCTGCTCTCAGATAATTTCCAATTCCATTGAAGTACCTCTGGTTCATTAGCACCTCATAGATGGGTTTATCAAAAGCTCTCTTGTGTAGATTTTGCAAAATGTTATTACAAAAGAGGAAATATTCAGTGGTTGGATCTGGACCTCTATCTTTGTTCCAATCTCCCCACTTCCATTTACCAAATCTCCTCACATCAACAAAGGCCAAATGTCCACCGTCATTACAGTGAAAGAAAAGGTGGGTATGTTTTATGGTCTCTCCCCGAGAAGCCCATTGGAAATGACCTCCCATGCCCATGGTCATCATAAGATTATCGACCTTGTCAGTTTCTGCAGATTCAAGAACCAGTTTAATCTCTTTACCCCTGCTGAAAGACCTCAAAGCAAAGGGTTCACCAAAATCAACCTCAATCCATTTGTGCTCTGGATTTTTAGATATGTGCGTAAACACCTTATCCTTTACAACTCCATTGACAAAATCAGAAGTAAGTTTAAGCTCCGCTAACTCAGGCATATTCTCGTTTTACACAAAACTAAGGAAAACAAACGCTAATAAAAATTATTTCTTACTAACTTTATTAATTACCATAGGCTTAAGAGAAAGATAATTCCCTAAGTAATTTGCACAAGTGGAAAGACCGTCAGAAGAATCCAAGATAACATCAATCTCAAGTCCAAAAGTGGGTATTCGGTGTCTTAGCTTCAAAGAGGGAGATGGAGATAGAGAATAACCGTTCTCATCAACTTCTTCGGACTCTGAGTGAAAGAAAACGGGGACTTGGTTTTTATCCCACGTCGAGACAGCAAGAAAATAAGCCTCCCTAACCGAAAGTCCACCATTATTAAACTGATGCGGTAGAAATCTAAAGGCGATAGGTATTCCAACCTGATAGAAGACTCCACTTAAAAGGTCTGTTACCGAGAAGAGACTTGGTTTTTCATCATTACAAACAGAAAGCTTTGCAATTGTTGTTTTATCGAAGGATCTAATCTCGCTACAAAATCTATCCATGGTAGCTTTTCTTGCACCATAAGCACTACCAATTCTAATAACAACCGAGGTTTCCCTGACACCAACCTGCTCCAAAAAAGAGCAAAGTGATGAAATCATTCCTCTGGTAGTTTCAACCACTTCTGGTATTTGGCTACCTAAGAAATAGTAATTAGGCAAGTAAAAGAAAATTCTTTGCTTACTACTTTTAAGAAATTGGAAAATCTCCCACACCTTAGAAGACTCGTCAGACCCTTCTTCAATAGATGAAAAATCCAAAACTTGGAATCCCTGAGGAACCTCAAAGCACGATACAGGAATACCTCTATCACTATCAAGTTTTAGGTTATCTAGGATCAAAGATAGGAACTGCGAAACACCTGCCAGGGATTGAGGTATCTCCCTGTTAATGTAGCCTATTTTGTTTAAGTTCCTGCTTAGAATCATCAATACATCTTAGCAGTAAAAAGAGTGAAAGTTTCTAACTTCCTATAGCCTCGATGCCAAGTTTTGTGTTGTTGTAAACAGTAGGAGAATTGTAAACCCCACCCGGCATGGTATCCAGTTTAAAGTGAGAGATAATTTCCTTATGCCCTTTATCGCCATTGTCAACGAATTCAACCGAATCCGGGATAAGCTCTAATACCTCCTCTGTGTCCTTTCCTTTAGTGTGAACCTGAACGAAATACTTATAGGATTTGTTGTCAGGGGCTCTTTCAGCTCTAACGATCATTCCAGCAACTTTCTTTTCAGAATCTACAGGCTGTCCAATAACAATATCACCAACCTGAAATTGTGATCCTCTTACATTCCTCTTTACATTTGGATCAGGACCAACAGAAACGGAAAGATCCTTATAAGGCTTATATTGAACCTTGAATATACCATTTGCCCCACCATATCCGTAGGTGTCCCCAAAAACACCAACGTCAAAAAATTCATTTATGGTTTTAATGTACCTCAAGGATAAATTTATTTATACTATTTATCTGAACTCTCCTTAGATTTCTTTTCATCTAAGATTTCCTGGATTTTTCCAGCAAGTTCATAATTTTCGGACTTAAGAGCTTTTTTGAGCATTTTGTTTAGCACACTTTCCTCCGAAGAAATCTCTTCCTTAGCATCAGGAGCGGCATTAACAGTGAGACAAATACGCTGTGGAGCATAAACAACCTCTAGTCTTGAATCGAATTGGATATCATCCAACTCGTCATCAACAAAATCATCCTCAGACTCATTGTTGAAAATAATATCCCAATCCTGATTAAACCAGGTAATCATCCACGGTCCATATCCAAATTTAGAAACGTCGTTATTGATTACAAATCTAAGTAGGGACTTGAGTTCGTTTTTAACATCATTCTTAGTAAGATCCTCGCTATAGATCTTTCTTTTCAGCCCAGGAATTACTTCGCTACCCTCACCAACTCCGAATTTAAAAACTTTGTGTATTTCAAAAATGGTATCCCAATCTAAACTAGACAATACCTTTTCTATTAATTTCCTGAAATCCTTTCTCATAAAAAATCTAATTAGGGAACATCTTATATATCACACAATCACTTTTTCATCATAGTGACTTGTTCCCCTATAGATCTCATCCAATTCTCGTATTTTTCCGGATAGAATCTTTTCAGATCAGAAAGGTCTCTTAATGATACCTCGTACTTGTTTGCTACAAACTCCTCGATAGATTTATCGATCTCAATATCGGAGGTTGGGGCTGTCTTATTTTTGGATTTTTTGGTTTTTGTGAAGATCCAACCAGGAATTCTGGTATAATGCTTGCTCAGCGTGTCGTGCCACCAATCCACAACAGGCCTTGGTAAAATCTTTGTGTGGTTGAACTGATCCGCCTGGATAGGAAATTGGATGGACATTATCCGGTTAATCATAAAGAAATTTCTAACCTTATCGTTCCTGGAAACCTTATCCCAGTCTTTATCCTTCTTGAAAATTGTTTTAACTACATCAAATAATTCCATTATCCAAAGTTTTTAAAGGGGTCAAATTGACTAGGAGCATTTTGTGAGCTTATCCAGCTTGTTCCCTCAAGAATCTTCACCCTATCGAGGGTAATAGATTTTTTAGGCAAGGATATTCCCCTTTTTAATTCCTCTACGGTTCCTTGAATTACCTCCTGTGGGATTACGGTCTTGTCCAACCACATGAGTTTATAATTTCTTTTTAGATTCTCAGCAGCTTTTTCCCGATTATCCTTGCTGTCTATATCCTTGAGAAGTCTAATACAATAGCCTGCAGTCCACTCCAGGAATTGGTCGTCTTCAATAAGTTCAGCAAAGGGAAGTTTAGCCCATTGTGTTGATTGCAAGGATTCCATAACAGTCTCAGCTTTCTTGGGAGTAACTCTTTGGGTTTTTGATCCTGCTTGTACCTCCCATATACCTGGGACAGCATCTCCCTTATCACCAACAAGCATTTTAATGAAAATGAAATCTCTAGGATTAATTTCATTTACTTCAACCTTCTTAATAAATTCCTTAAGCTTATCTTTATCTGGGTCCATTACACTGCCCATATCAAATACACTTGCCTCTGTGTTTTTATTAAGCCAGTTATCCTCCCAGCCTTCGGGCACAGAGAGAATATTGTTTTTAGAATTTGCGTTCCAAACTATGGTCCAATTATCTTTTTTCCATCTAGCCAGCTGATGTAAATCCTTATCCCCCGAAATGATGATACAATTTTCACCCTTGGTATTTAGGTAATCAGCCCAGAAATAAAGCAAATCATCACCTTCAGCTCCATTTACTTTGGAAAATATAAATCCCATTTTTTCAAGGTGTTCCCCGTAAGAAGTAAGGAGGTTAAAGAAAACACTCCAATCAACTTCCTCATCCTTCACCCTGTTGGATTTATAACCTCCACCTTCAATTTCAACATCCTTTCTCCAACTTCTACTGTCAACAGTAAAAACTAGCTTTCCACCAATAGGAATAGATCTGAGGGATGATGTTAGGTCAGTCGATATTTTTCTAATAAACATTGACTGCTCATTTTGGGTTCCTAAGATATCGCCAGGGTTTTTATTCCCATATCCGCCAAAAACACCAAATGTTTTATGAAATATGTAGTTTCCGTCAATAAGTACGTTAATCATTGCTATAAAATTTTAAATTTCCCCAATCACCTACACTGTCAAATAAAGGATCAGTAATTCTCTCGTCATAATCAAAAAAGTTCCTAAAGTCATCATAGTCTGCTTGAAGCCTTCTTTCAAGCTTATCAGCATCGTTTCTTTTAGATAATCGAGACCTTCTTACATCCTCGGCTATATCCAAATAAACCACAAAAGACTCTTCCCTATCTCTGGGTTTCATAGAAGACAAACCAGAGGGTGTCATAATAAAAAGATTACTCGAGTTAAATTCGTCAAGAGAAGTACCGTAAACCCAGCCATTGAAAATAACATGCTCATAGAATCTATTGGTTTCAATAAATTCATGGATTGCAGTATCCAGGGATATAAAGTGATAATCCTTCCCGTCAATTTCTCCGTGGCGCGGTGGCCTGCTTGTGTGGGATACACAATATTTAAATCCTCTGTCTTCTAGTTTTTTCCTAAGATGATCTTTACCTGAACCCCCTTTACCTACTATAATAAGCCTTTTCATATGCTATTTCCAAAAAACCTGAATAAGGATAATCATTAATGCTAGTAGCAAACAAACAAAGGTTTTCAAGTTGACCCCCTCTCCTAAAATTATCCAACTCCAAAAGGATACGACAAATGCTCCAATTGAAAATTGTATCAATCGAACTTTCCAAACACTTTCCCAGGCAGTGTACCCGATTCTTGCACCATACACAAAAAGTATAGAAAGGAGAATTCCAAGGATACCAATATTAAACCAGGTGTTGTTTTTAAACCATTCCCATCTCACTTGGGAGAACTGCTGAAACCATGCACCAGATTGGGCAAGGGCTATAATTAAGAAAAATACTAATCCCTGCTTATTCATCGGTTTGACCCTCAATTAGGTTAAATCTTTCTAAAGCTCTCACCTCATCAGTAATGGACCATGCCCATTTACCAAAATCCTCGTTTCCTGGAAAGATTTCTCTCTCATTCAATTGGATACCAAATACTACCTTTGGTTTGTCTATCTTTCTCTTAAATATCTCAAACCCTACTGTTTGTCCAGTGCTTGGCTCTATTTGTTCATACATCATTGCTCTTTCACCTCTTTTATAAAATTTGTAGAGGTAAGTGTTCTTTCTTATTTCTTCAGGTAATAAATCCATTAGTCTACTAGTTTTTGTATCTTAAAAATCAGAGACAACAAACTCACTACTGGATCAATAACCAGTTGTCTCTGTGCCTGGTGATGAGCAACCTCAACTACTACTGCTGGAATAATCTTAGCGTACGTAGATTTATTCTTCATGATCCATTGTATAAACTCCTCACCTAAAGCAGCCATAACATCATCGACCTTAGATGAATATTGACCAACTATCACCTGGTAATTACCAATCGGATCCTTAGAAGAAAAGATCATATTGTAGAGATCATCATACGACCAGCCAGAATCCCTTACCCTAGAAATATCAATTGTTTGAACTCCTTCGATAACCCAGGATTGGATTCGGTTTAGGGAAGATCTAAGATCTGGGAAGTACTCCTTCTCAAACTCATCAAGAGATGCATCGTCAATAGAGATGCTCAACTTCCCAAGAATTAGCTTGATCCTACTTCTCCATTCATTTCGTAAAAACTCCTCCTCTGCTTGGTTTATCGGATCGAAATTGATAACCTCAAACCTACTTTGAATAGCTTCTGGTACTTTATTCAGCCAATTACAGGTTGCAATAAACCTAGTATTGGAAGCAAACTTTTCGATTGTTCCCCTTAATGCCTTATAGAATTGATCAGAAGCACCATCAAACTCATCCAGTACAACCACTTTTTTAGATGACTTCCCATCCATGATACTCATGGTGGAACAGAATTCATTTATCTTGGTCCTGATGGTATCAACAGAGCTCTCGTCAGATACATTTATAAAAATGTGTGGGAGATCGTTGGAAAGAATCTTTGCTAAAGTTGTCTTTCCACACCCAGGAGATCCTGCTAATAAAACATTATGGTTAAGTCCCTTTTCATCGAACAATTTTCTGATCCTGTCTGGAAGGATCATATGCTTGATTTGTTTGGGTCTTAACTTCTCTGTGAGGAGTTGGTCTATCATAAAAAAGCTCTTTATTCTTGTACAGAAAAAAGAGCCTTAAGTTTCCCATTTAGAACAAGTTAGAGAGGTCGTCGGGGAACATCTTATCAGTCCTAATCTCAATAAATCTTGGCAGGAATAAGCTTCGATTTTGATGCTTATCCGTAATAGGCACATTGTATTGAACAGCAGCAATTCTACCGATCAAATCATCTGGGTTTTGGCTCAATGTCTCAAGATCGAGATCTGTAAATCCTGCACCAATTTTTACGTTTAGTGTTTTTGATTGGTCAGTACAAATAAGTCCTCCTATGAATCCCTCTCTTTTACCCTCTCCTGGATACCATCCAACTACCACTAAGTCGCAATCATTTACTTCTTTAAGCTTAATCCAGCTTTTGCTTCTTTTGCACTCATATAAATGATCATTCTTGCAAATAACCCCCTCACCACCTTTAGAAACGATATCCTTATAGATTATCAGGGTATCCTCCATAGAATCTACCTCCCACATCTGACCGAGCCTAATGTTGGAATCCTCAGGTAGAAAGTTCAACGTCTCTGCAAGAGACCTTCTTCTCTCTGTATACAGTACAGAGCCCTTGCCTTTTTCAAGTGTTGCATTGTCCTCCAAGTCAAACACATTAAAAAGGAAATTGTCATCTATATTATCAGGGGCTGTTCCTTTTAAAATCTGAGTTACCTTTCCAGAAACTGACTTTCTATCGAAATCTGTTAGCTCACCATCATAAAATACATTAGTGTGACCAGCCTTATCTGAGATTGTGGAAAGGTCCTTCGCAATCTTGCTTAATTTGGAAGAGTCTAGCTCATTGAATGCACGTGTATAAAAAGAGAATGACCTGTCAGGATTCATCATAGCTATAACCCTAACACCGTCATACTTCTCTTCACAATAGATTTTGTCCCAGGTTTCAATCTCCTCCTGCTTGTCAGTTGCAAGCATTAAAGACGGATCCGGGATAATCTCAGACCCAACTGCTTTATTGATCAACTTAGCACCTAGTCCGATATTCATCCTTTTAGTTAGGACTTTCATGAGCATCTTCCTTATACCCAGATCAACATCGCTGTCGGGATCAAAAGTGTGTTCAAGAAGATCCTCAGCCCTTTGTCTAAGGGAATCATTTGCAGCAGGTGCAGCTTTAAGCTCTTCCACCAAGGTTTTAAATGTGTTCCAAAACTCCTCAGGGTCTCTCTGGTATTTTCTTCCAGGAGTATGTGTATTAAGATTCAGCTTGTGGAGCTTTGTTGTAATAAATGGATTGAAACAAACATCCAAAAGGTATTCCATTTCATTAGACAAATTCTCTGAAATGAGTGTTTGCTTTACCTTCTGAGATCCATTACCAGAAAGGCTTTCTATCTCCATAAATATCTCCAGTTCCTTCTTCATATGCTTTTATTATAATACAAATCTAAGAAACCAAAACGTACTAAAAAAATGATCTAAATCAAAATAGGCTCTCCAGAACGGCTTGTGATAACCCAAGAATTTTTAAGAAGTGTCATATAAAGGCTATTGGAATCTACAGGTACTGCTCCGGATACTTGGCAAACCAGGGAACCAGCAAGATTTGATATTCTCAAGCAATCGAGATAAGAGACGTTATTTGTTAGCAGAAGCATGAAAACAGCACTAACTGTATCACCCGCTCCAGAAACATCAGTTACCTCTATTTGGATTCCATCGACCTGTTCGAAATCTGAATTCGTCTTTAACATCATACCATCTTCGGAAAGGGTAAGCAAAACTCCTCTAAAACCAAAAGAGTCCATCAAAGAATCCATAAGTTTCGTGGTACGTTTTAAGTCAATTGCTTCAGGCTGTGGAATATCAAGGGATGACTTAAACTCACTAAGATTTGGTTTTATCCAGGTAGATCCAATATATTTGGAAAAATCTCTATCCTTAGGATCAGTCAGAGTAGGGATTTCCAGATCGGTGCAGATATCAGTTATCTTACTTATAAGCTCATCACTAAGCATTCCCTTTCCGTAGTCTTGTATAATAACACCATCCATCTGGTGTATAATGTTTTTAAAGGATTCCAATACCTCCTCCTGGATATCAGATGCCAATGGATCACTTGTCTCAGAATCTATTCTAACAATCTGGTGGCTATTCCCAATAACTCTGGTTTTTTCTACAGTTGGTCTAGAGCTATCAGTTATCATAAGTGAGTGTATGTTCTTCTCCCCTAGAAGATTGTCAATCTCTACAGATCCCTGGTCACTGCCATAAACACCAAGAAGCCAGCATTCAGACCCGAAAGAAGAAACATTTTGGGCGACATTTGCTGATCCACCTAAACAATATGCTGAATTTGATTTTAGTACTACAGGTACTGGTGCTTCCGGAGAAACCCGATAAACCTTACCATAGATGTAATGGTCTAATATAACATCACCAACTACCAGAATTTTCTTTGAAGACAGGAGATCCTTTAGATCCATTTATATAAAATTATAGGGTGAATGACTCGCCTCCGCCTTCCTCTCCGCCCTCAGATCCGGCTTCCTTAGCCTTTTCCTCAGCAAGCTTAGCTTCAGCTTCCTTATATTTCTCGTTCTTCTTATATTCGTCCATAGTTAAACCGAGATACCTTTTAATCAGGAATTCTTTGTCAAAATAAGATTCCTCTTCCTCGCCAATCTTTTGCTTCATTTCACCAAGGTCATTTATAAACTGGGTGCGTTTTGTATAATTTTGCAATTGAATAAACTCCTCGAAAAGGTTTTCTCTTACATAACTTAGGCCCAGATTTGCTTTGAATGATCTATCCTTAGCTAATTCTGGGAAGTCCAAACACATTTGTATGTAAAGAGGTTTGACCAATATTTCTTGGAAGATCGATCTTAGTCTTGTTAAGAATTTCTCAAACCTAATTTCATCCCTTTCTAGCTGATCTATACTTATTTGATAGTTAGCCGGGGTACCATTTCGGAAAGCAAACCTTGCATAAGGTATTTTCGAATCCAGTTTAAGCTTGTTATAGAAGTAAATAACATTATCCATAACATTGAAGTCTGGTCCATTGGGATCAAGGGTTTCAATCTGTGGGGATTGTCCATCTTTCTCAGGGAAAAGATAATTCTTATAAAACTGAACCTTAGGTCTACCGTTTACTGTTAGTTCACCCGAGGAATCATTAATTTCCATTTCCTCTTTATAGATAGACATTAGCTGTCCAAGGGTTTGCATTGCTTTTTGCTGAGACTGTGAACCAACAGGGATTACAAACTTAAGTCTATAAGAAGCATTCATCACATTCCAAATAACCCTGGTGTTTTCCATGATTCTTAGAATGTTATAAGACCTTATAAGTCTCTCCACATAGCTTACCCTAGAAATTGTATTTCCTTTAGCATACGAAAGATAAATGATCTGCTCACTTCTGAGCTTCCTTGTCATTTTATTATCCTCTGGGTATTGTATCCAAATCTGTTGGAATTCACCATTTGGCTGCTGTTCTGTAGCGGGTTGAAGGGAGGTTGGATCTAATTCTTTAAAGCCAACTATTTTCTTGCCATCAGTAGAATAAACAATCTCAAAAGCCAAAAACCCATCAATCAAAAACTGCTTAAAATATTGCCAAGCTAATATGCTTTGCTGAAAGCCAAACAGCATATACAAATTCTGATATGTCTCGTTTACCTTATCAAGCACATCAGGCTTTAGATCAATGTTAGCTAAAGACGGATAACTAAAGAAATTTTTGTCATCGTAATTGATAGCATCATCAGTAAGTGTATCCAGGATAAAATCAATTTCGCCATTCAAAGAGAATTTCCTAAGGAAGTCTCTTTTACCCATGTAGTCCTTGTCGAAGTAGGCAATATATTTTCTAACCTTCGTATCCTGATATCCAAGGGTCCAATAAAATGCGTTGTTTTCAGTAAATCCACTTCCCTGTTCGTTGAAAAAGTTAGATTCAGTAGCACCAACAGCTTGGGAATTACGAATTACCATATCTTCGTATTCCATTCCAAACCTTCCAACCTTGGATAAATTCTTATACAGGTTACCCAAGAAGGATCTTTCTGCTACATAATCTAAAAAACCTGCCATTCTATATTATTATTCTTGTGGGGGTTCTTCCGGGGTTTCCTCCGGAGATTCTTCTGGAGCTTCCTCTGCGGGTTCTTCCTCCGAAGATTTAGCCTCTTCGTCAGCTTTCTTTTTTTCCTCCTCTTTCCTTTTCTTGATAGCTTCCTTATTTGCCTTTATATCATCGTCAGTCATTCCCAAATGAGACTCAATTAGATAAGCCAATGAAAAGAAAGGCTCACCGCTATCATCTGTAAGAGCATACATACCATCAATTTGCTCTTTCTTTTTAAGCATGGTTTCTATCTCTTGATTAACCCTGAATGGATTATCAGAAACATATTCCAACCCCAGTTGACTCTTAAATAAGTAATCCTTCTCCAACTCCGGAAAATCCTTACACATTTGAATCCAAAGTGGCTTAACCAAAAGATCCTGGAAGATAGATCTAAGCCTACTAATAAACTTACCAAACCTTATTTCCTCCTTATCCAATCCTTCTGCACCATTCGAATAGTTTCCTATAGATCCACCATCAGGACCTTGGAACCTAGAAAAAGGAATTTTAGATTCCTGAACTAGCTTATCGTAGAAATAAGCAAGAGGCTGGGGATCGTTTAAGTTTGGACCAGCATTATTAATAGGTTCTATTGTTGGTGTTCCATTAACACCAGAAGGCATTAGATAATTCTTATAAAACTGTATCTTAGGTCTGCCATCTACTGTTAACTCCCCACTCTCATCATTGAACCTAATATCTTCCTTATAGATACTCATAAGCTCACCCAAGGTTTGCATAGACTTCTGTGGAGATCTCGATCCAATCGGTACAGTCATTTTCATTCTGAACGATGCGTTCATAACCGACCATATCACCCTAGTGTACTCGATTATCCTAAGAATGTTGTAGGGCCTTATAAGTCTTTCGACATAGCTAATCCTAGAAACTGTGTTTCCCTTAGCAAATGATATGTAAATCACCTGGGAGTCATATAGCATCCTCCTCTTATTGATATCCTTTGGGTATTGATACCAAACACTCAAATAAGTACCATCAGGCTGCTTTTCAACAGATGGCATTAGAGTAGTTGCATCTAATTCCTTAAATCCAATAATCTTCTTACCTTTGTCATCATAAACTATTTCAAAGGCAAGAAAGCCATCGACCATTAGCTGTCTAAAGTATTGCCACCCGCTGATATCATCGCCGAAGCCGAACATGTCATACAAATTCTTATAATTCTCGTCCAGACGGTTTTTTATCTTATCCTTTACATCGGTAAGATTTAAAAATGCTGGATATGCAAAGAAGTTGTATGAGTCAAAAGTTATCGCTTCGTCACAGACAGTATCCAAGATGTACTCTATCTCAGGATTCAGAGCAAACTTCCTAAGATAATCTCTCTTTCCTGCATAATCCTTATCATAGTAGCTGATAAATTGTCTTGTGGTCGTGTCTTGTCTACCGAGGGAATAAAGCAAGCTCTCATCATCGATAGATTGCTTTTTCATAAAATCAGCTTCTATCGATCCAATGGCCTGTGAATTTTTAATGACCATATCACCATACCTCATACCAAAATTACTGAGAGACTTTACAGACTCTCTAATCCTTTGGAATATCGGGTTCCCTTCTGGTGTTTCGTTAAATCCGGCCATTTATAAAATAAGATCTGTCTTTTGTACTTTATCTTAGAGATTTAATTTCGATCTATAATCACTATATATCCCATTAATGGATTGTCCCTCTATCATAAAATCAGAAAGATATGGGATCCTGACAAGATCAGTATAGTCCACAACCTTTATATTATTCATAAAATCGAGCTTAAATCCGGTAAGAGAAGTTTTCCACCCAGTACCGTTTAATAAAGCATCAAATGCCCTACTGATCCCTTGTATGGGAATTTGGGAAGTATATGGCAAGGACTCATTATCCTTAAATATATTATAATACTGGTTCCACAACTTAACCATAATATTACCCCTATAATCAGGGGGGATGACACCAAGATCTACAGACACCGCTATAGATCCAGATTGGAACTTCTCTTTTTTCAAAAAGATGAAAACGGGCTCCCTATCAATAAAGGGAACTTTATCAGAAATCTTGGTTTTCGTTTTATATTCGCAGGTATAGAATTTACCTGGTATGAAATCTCCATTGAATTCTAGTCTTCCACCAGAACCATTCGGTCCATATTTTTTCTTAAACAAACCATTCGATTCCTTAGAAATGCTAGAAATCGACTGTGATTCCTTTCTTAGGTCCTTAATTTGCTCTTCGAAAGGTTTCACTTGCTTTTAAATAAAAAATTCTCATCAACCACACCAAATTTGTATCCTCTAGCATCTGCCCATCTTTGTGCTGCTTTGAACTTGGCTTGGTTGGTAATCCAAATCTGCATTTTATGGTTGTAGGACTTAAGTTTCTTGAGTGTTGAATTTCCTTCAAGGATAGGTTTCTTGAAGTGCTTCTCTGGCTTGACCTCTATTATCCAGTCCTGAGTTTGCTCATCGTCCTTTAGAACTTGCATATAAAAGTCCACATTATATTGGTGTTCTTTCTTATCCAAAGGATTGTAATAAGGAATAGAGATTGGTTCAGAACTCCATTTAAGTATTTTGTCGTTAGTATCGCAATAACGACAAAACCTGAATTCCCAAGAAGATCTGCAGATTATGTTATGGACGTCACCAATGTACTTGTCCGGGTTTTGCGGAACGTATAAGCCAGACTTATAGTCCCCATTGGGTTTTATTTTCTTTATATCGGGCATGATTATACATTATATGTATTGTCATCGCCTGTTATGTAAGAGAATGGAATCGTTTTTGGTGCCTTTGGTGGATGTATTTTCTTCCACCCCTTTGCAAACCCATTTTTTGCAATTTGTGTATAATATGCAAATGGATTATTCGACTTTTCTGGATTGAACCTGTTCCAATATTTACAAAGGTCTTCCATAGCAAAAGCCATACAATCAGCTTTATCGTCTGGGTCACGGTAAGCCATCTTTTTTGAAATGCCTTGAACCATTAAACCAAACATCTCGATGGTCTCTGGTGTTAGCTCACCTTTTTCCTTTGACTCTAGAATAGCAGCCAACAGGTCTTTATTTTTTACATAAGCCTTTGCCATAACCTTATTAATACTTATATTATTTTTAGTTTAAACCTCGAGGTTAGTTTCGGCCTAGACCTTATCCTCTTCAGATCCATCTTCAGAAGAAATGAGCGTGTCTCCAGTTGGTTCTTTTCCATCTGGGGCGACGCTCATTTTATCTTTTATCTCATCGACGAAAGGCTCTGGTGTTTCAGACTGATCCTTTCCCGTTGGAGCAAAAGCCCAAACTTTACTAAGTATTTTTCTTAGTTTTTTTTTGACTCTTCGCTTTCGTCAATGTTATATCCCATTTCTGGGTTTACCTCAACATCAGTTTCAGCTTCATTTCCTGCTGCAGGAGCTTCAGCCAATTCTTGGTTTGTCTTCATGACATCTGCTACTGCCTTTTCAGCTTTAGCAACTTCAACATCATATTCTGCTTTGTGCTCACCACCTGGTGCTACTGCAAGTTGTTGATCTGTCTTTTCAACGTCGTTGGCTTCATCAAGATTGTATCCCATTTCTTTACCAACCTCGTGATGCATTTCTTTATCTGTACCATCACCAGGAGCTGAAGCCATTTCAGGGTCTGTTTTAACCATGTCAGGATTATTCTCCTCTGCATGAGCAGCTTTTACATCATAATCTGCATGATCTCTTCCACCTGGTGCTTCTGCTAGGTTTTGATCCGTGTTTTCAACGTCTCTTTCGGATAACTCAGTGTTACCGTCAGCAGGAGCCTCAGCCATTTCAGATTCAGTAGACTCAACGTCTTCAGAATTTTCATTCACGTTGTATCCCATTTTGTCAACCAAAGAATCTTTTAACTTTATGTCATATTTGGTTTCCTTCTCGCTACCTTCTGGAGCTTCCTCTAAATTAGCATGATCTTCCTTTTCAATGTCCTTTTTACCAGCATCTTCTTGATCCTTAGCAGAAGGAGCTGCAGAAGTATTAGCCTTAAGTGTAGCAGCAGGAGTTTTATCTTTTGCAGATTCAGTTTGTTTTTCAGGAGCTACTGCCATTTCTTGCTCCTTAATTTCTTCCTGAGTCTCGTCTGCTTCTTGGTTTTCTTCACCAGCAGATTTTAATGCCTCTTCGATATCAACGATCTCGTCCATTCTGAAATCACCAGTTCTTCCGTTGTCCATAAGAACTGTATAAGATCCAGAAGTGCTATCGACTGAAATTACCTTACCAGTATTACCAGACTCTTTTACTTTCACGTAGTCGCCTACAGTAAATTTCTCGTCCTCGTTCAAGTCGTTTACCTCTGTTGCAGTTGACTCAATCTTTTCAATCTCCTCGTTAACAGCCGCCCATTTTTTCCTCAATGAAGAAAGCTCTTGCTCAAGCATGTGCTTGGCTCTGTGCATTTCTTTTGAGTTTTCGTAAAGAGGGTTTGTAGCCATTGCATGTGAAATCTTATTGATTTCATTCTCGACAATAGAAATGTTATCAATGATTTGCTTTCTATCGTTAAGCATAATAGACTTGATTCTGTTCTCGCCATCCAAGAATTCTGTTAATCCTTCAGAGATGTCGTACTTCATCAAATCCTTAACCATGTTGGTAGCTTGTGATCCGTTAACCTTAAATAGAGAATTCTCATTCATTCCCTCGTTGATCCTGTTAAGGTAAAGGTTTGAGTTCCATTTAATAAGGTTTACAGATACACCTTCAAATACCTTTGATTCCAATCTCTTAGCAAAATCTAACTCAACAATATTTTCGAAATTCTCATATAAGTTAATAAGATCTGAAACCGCTTTAGATTCATTAACTCCTAAGCTACCAGAAATCTCCAAAGCTACTTGCTTAGCAAGTTGATTAAGGTCACTGAAGTTGATCTTTGTTTCTTTCGAGTAGATAGAAACTGAATCGTTTTCTTCAACAAGTTTAAAGCTGCTGTTTCCAACATAGAAGCTAAGACCATTTTCGTTAATCTTAACCATAGAAGAATAGAAAGATTCTAGTAAAGATCTGAAAGATGCTGGAAGAGCTTCAAATTCTGCTCTATTAAGCCTCTTAATTCCTTCGGAGTTTCCTTCAAAGACATTATTACCAATGGTAAACACAGTTTTACCTCCACTTACATGTACCGGAGAGTAAACTTTCTTAACTGAAGAATTTCCGTTATTAACTGGAATACTTAATTTACTTTCTGATGACTCCATCAAAGAAAGTGAATTAACAAGATTTCTAACCGTTGGGTTAAAAGACCATCTTGATAGTTCCTTCGAAAGCAAGGCAACTGATTTGTTCTCTGAAATCAACCACTTATTCAAAGATTCAGTTACTGGTGAGTAGAAATCAGCACCAGCGCTTTTCTCAATAGAGTAAAGAGCTTTAGATACCTCAATTTCAGGTAGGTGTGATTGGACTTTTTCACTAATAGCTTCTACAGCAGACTTAACTTTATTATCCCAGTTAAAGTTCTGAAGCTCTTGCACAAAAGATTCAGCAAGCAAAAACTCAGGCACATTGTTGCTTTTTAGCAAGTGGGTATATTTTTCACATAGGATCTTAACATTAGGATGTTCGTAAATACCAGTTCCTTTAAGTGAAAGAATAGACTCGTAAACCCCTAAGTTGTTTACCGCTTGAGAATCAATAAAAGCCTTAGCTGCTGGATCTTTTTCAGCAACCTCTTTCAAGCTTTCTGAGATATTGCTTACCTCATTATTGCTCTCATTCTTTTCAGCATCTACGTAAGATCCTGCATTTCTAGAAGTTGATGATCCAATACCTCCCCAAGATTCCATCAACCTCTGGGCTGCAGATTTAGATCTTTCAATTTCTTGTTGCCTGACCATCTCCATAGGATTTACAGCGCTTTCACCTTCGCTTTCCTTTACAACCTGATCAACAGATTCAAGGACCGCGGATTCATTTACGTTCTCCCCGTTTTGTATTTTATTAATATGGGATTCGCAAATAGATTTAACTTCAGGGTTAGTGGTTGTTTCCCTAAGAGTTTTTAATTGATTAAGTAAGTCCATTCTACTTGTGTTTTTTTGCTTTCTATATATCACACCTGTGATATTGAAACTTTTCCATTATATATTCCAGTTAAAGTCAAAATTTTAGAAAAAATTATCTAGCTATAATAATTTCAAGCTTTACGTCAATATCTGTGTGAGGGTTGCTGAAGGTTATTCCCCCATCTTCGTATGGGAGAAAATCCTCGCTAAGATTCCAGCCGCTTTTTTCAGAATCAGTAGATCCCAATTTATCACCGGTCAAGATCATCATCTCCCCGATATTATAGGTATTTCCCCTATATGTCCAATAGATGTATTTTTTAACCTGAGGGGTTCCGTTAGTTGGTGTTGGTACCCCAGGTATAATAGGAGTTTGAGCCCCATATAATACAGGATTCTTTGGTGCTGGGTATTTTACCTTAACAGCTACCCATTTAACAAAGCCATTATCATCCCCTATATCAGTCTGGCTAATCTTTACACTCTTGTTCTTTTTTAATGTTACTTTCATCCTTGAATATGAAATGACCTCATCCTGAAGGTCACTGAAATCAAAGAAGTTCGTGATGTTGTAGTCTTCCTCAAGAACAAATTTGTCCTTTCTAAAAAGGAATCCGTCTATCGGCTGCGGTGGACATATAATAGGTCTAGTTGCCATTAGCTTGCAGTTAATATTGTAAGTTTAACTGGATATTCAGTTGGATTTGAAAAAACGAATCCGCCTGTTGCTGCTCCAGTATATCCGACTTGCTCGTCGATATTAGGTAATGTTTGCCATCCCTTCCATGCAGCATCTGGCTTTACCTGCCCAGTAAGCATCATCATATCAGACATAATATTCCTATACCCAGAATTGTAATGCCAGTATAAAAGCCTTTGGTCCTCAACTGCATCCGCTTTGTAATGAGCCCTGGCCATCAATAAGCTTACTTCACCCAATGTTGTGTCAAAATCACCAGGATCCAAATTTATTGAAGCATCTGGTGATATAACAAAGGTTTGCTTTTGGTAGCTTGAAAAGGACTGGAGTGGGTGGAAGTACTCAGATAAATCCAATTTCTCCTCTATCTCAGCCTGATATGTTACGTTTAGCGAGGTTTGAAATATTCTAACTTCATGAGGATCATTATAGTTGGAGAAAGTAAGGTTTACTCTCTTCAGTGATCCAGGATCGTTTGCAATTAATGTGTATTTAGTATTCCACGGACCGGACTGCCCTGTTGTTAAAGCAGGATTACTATCACCATAACCAAAGGGGGTACCAGATCCGGTACCTCCGTTACTGGACCCGCCTCCAAATATTTCAAAGCTATCACCTATGTTTGCGCTCATATTAAAGCTTAGTTGGGTTTAAATTAGGATCATCTGGGGTTTTAACACTAGGAGTTCTTTTTCTAGTGGCTGTTTCCTTATTCGAATTCACATTAACTACCTCAACGTTATCCTGAACTATCGGTTTCTTTTCTGCTTCTTTGTCCTCCTCTACTTTATCAGATTCAGCAGCATCTTCAGATTGGAGTGTTTCCCCTTGTAAATTTATTAAGCTCAAATGCGAGTCATAAATTAAAGGTTCACTTATATCCTGAAGTTCACTCTCGTGAGAATCTTCATCCTGTGAATCGATTTCAGTAGTTTCGTGTTCTTTAGGATTGGAAACTTCATTCCCTTCAGGTTTTATGTAATCAACCAATGACTTAATAAAGCCCAAAGCCACTATCGGTAGAATAGCACCAGAAACTATAGAAAGGACTCTCTTTTGGAATATTTCCTCTTCCTCAATCAGACCGAAAAGCTCAGACCAAGAGGTATAATCACCAAGATTTACAAAGGCATAATAGGTATTACCCATTGCTTGCATTGCAGTTAAAAGGATAAACAAGAACCACACCAGTGACTTGTTCATTTTTTCCATAGCTATTAATGAAGCAAGGGATGCAGCTGCACCCACCTCAAATGCTATAGCAAGAGATATAGCTAACCAAGTTGGGTTAGATAGTTTAAAGAAGTCAATTACGTGGATAGTGGAAATCACAGACACCATCAAATACAGAGATACAAAGGTGCTTATGATGAAACCGTTAACCAGTTTTGATTTACTCTTCACTTGCTTCTATCTTATTTTTAATCTCAGACAAGGAAATTCTTTTCTTATCAAAATCATCTTCATAAATAAGAAATTGGAACATTACCTGATTCATTTCGTGTCTGATCTCTGCTTTTGTAAGAGTGTTGATCGAGTCAAGCTTAGTATTTAATTCAGTGTTAGAAGCTTTAAGCTCCTTTTCGATACGGTCAATATCTCTGTTTACTCCGCATTGTCTGAAAAAAACCAATACTAGGAACCCCAATACTATAAATTGGAAGTTGTCTTTAATCTTTTGTACCATGATTATTTACAATTTTAGTTTTACTATATATCTAACCCAAAACCATATACACTAAAAAATAGGCCCCAATCACCTGGAGCCTATTTAAAACTATGGTTTTGTTAATGTGCTCTTAGGCTAATTCAAGCCCTTGTTGAGCTGCAGCGAGTTCTTTTTCCAAATCCTGAATCTCCCTTGCATCAGCTTTTGCAGATTCAAGTCCTTGTTCAAAGGGCTTCAATAAGGAGATAAATTCTTTAGCCTCTTTAAGACCTTTACCACTCTGCTTAGAGATAAAGTAGTGGCTTGCTTCTAAAGGCAAAGCTTGCAAGTAAAGAATGTTATTTTTAATGCCATCAGATTTGAGTTTGTCTAAAACCTTACAAATCTCAATTACACCAAGGGATTCCTTTTCCTTCCACTCTGCATCGTTTTCCATGAAGGTTACAAACCTATCAATATGATCCATAGAATCAAATTGGACTGCATAAACTTTTGTGGATACCCTCTTTTTTGCATTTTCCAAGTTTTCCTCGGCTGCTTTGATTCTTCCTTCGTTTAAACGAGAAAGTGCTTCCTCGCCTACAGCGTCTGCAAGTTGATTTGCATCAAGTTCTACTACCTTGCCTTCTGTTTTTTTCTTTGCCATTTGATTTCTTTTTATTTTTTAGTTGCTTAAACAATAATGTTTCACTCAGAGATGTCGAAAACATCGAATTCTTCCCTGTTATGCTGTAAATATATCTTGAGTCTTTCCCGCAAATCTTTTACTGGATATAACTTAGGTTTATCCTGGGGTCCGATATGACAAAGAAAACCCCCGTGCGTTTCCAAACCGGTTTCTTCCTCTATGATCAATCTATACAAACTAATCTGTATGGAATACTCATTATGCGAATTTTCATAAAGGTCAGCAAATGGATGTAGAAGCTTTTTGAATCTACCCTTTGGGTGTTTATCATCCTTAAATTCCTTATTAGTTTTCCAGTCCCCGATTAAAAATAAAATTTTATCTTGCTTCTTGTCCCACATGAGGAAAGGTTGGTCGGCTGTTCCAGCAAGTCTCCATTTTTTGGAAAATAACTTAAGCTCCGATTCAAGGGGAACAAGATCACTAAACCTCTCCTCCTTTAAAAGCAGGAATTTTTCAACCCTATCTCTAACGTCGTCATCTTCCGGAATTTCAGGATCTAGTCCAGACCAGTAGTCTTCAATCCATTTATGGACCTCCGTTCCCAGAGAATTAGCTATGTTTGCTTTCTCCTGCCATTCATTTAGTATCTCGTCAACTTCTATTCCCCTCTCCCTAGCCTTCCTTTTAGCCCAGTACATCCGGTCAAAGGGGGTTTTGAATATCCTTAGAAACGTTGTAACCGAGTCATATTTTATACCATCAAAATGATACGTGTGAGCTGACTCGTTAAATATGAATTTGGGATCCTTGAATATGTCTAGCTTTCTCTGGTAGTCTTCTTTTACTTTCTCTATATTATCCAAATCCAAAATAGCTTATCAAAAAATTCCACTTAACAACCAACAATATAATTCCAACCACCTCTAGAATAAATCTAAATATCCATATCCATGAAAGGTATCGGAAAAAGAAATAATATACAACCAAATAAGAATCCCCATTTGTTTCTGGGATTGGCTTAAGGACTGGTGTAATTACCTCCTGGAGATTTAGTTTGGTAAGATAATCATTTACTCCTTTAAGCTCTTCAAAAACGTATGCAGGCCTAGCATCTACCGGAAACTCACGAGACATTGTAACCTCGGGTGGTAAATTAACCACAGTATAAATTCTTCTAAACCAATCATATCTAAGTCTAAGCCTTGTCCAAAAGGGGGAATTCATGCTTTCCTCTTTCACGGTAGACCTATACTGCGAATAGATTCTCAGCTCCTTGAGAACTTTGAAAATTCTAAATATTGCTAATATATTCCACATCACTTAAAATCAGATTTTCCCATTGCATCCTCCATTTTCTTACGAATTTTGGTCCTGGCCCTACGTATTCTAGTAGCAATAGATCTCTTTTTAATATTGTACTTGTCTGCGATATCTTTGTATTTCATACCATTAATCTCGCGATCAATCATTATATCCCTATAGATATCAGGAAGTTCCTTTATCTCATCAATAACTTGCTCATACACGTCATCAATATCATTTCCGCCACATAAAAATTCCCAAAGAGGATCATCCTCTATATCATACGATGGATTTTTTTCCTCGGCCTTTGCTGAGGTGTATTCCATTTCTTCGGATGTCTGAGAAATATACCTTTTCCTACTTTTTAGAAGCAGAAGAGATTCATTTCTAGCAATATTATAACACCACGTTGAAAAATTACCCCTGCTGCTGTCATATTGGTCAATCTTCTGCCAGACCTTTGACATTGCATTCAAAAAGGCATCTTCTGCCAATTCAAAATCTTTAAGAATCCCGTAACAATGATTTAATACCCCTGGTTTTACTCTTTCGTAGAGAGGTCTGAACTCTCTTTCGCCCCTGGTCTGAATGAAGCTTTCAGCCAAGACTTGTATATTTTTTTCTTTTGCCATTTTTCCCCTTTGTAATTTCCCTTTTTAACCTCCTATTTATTATTTAACCTAACAAGCTCAATACCGGCGTCAAATAAAAACTTGAGTGATTCAAGTTTTCTATATAACTCCTTAAATACTAACCTTTTTATTCCGCTCTGTATAATCAGTTTAGAGCATTCAAAACACGGAGAGACCGTAACATAAAGTGTAGATCCGTCCGAGCTTTGTGTGCTCTTGGCCAATTTAGTAATTGCATTAGCTTCTGCATGGAGTACATGTGGAAGCGTTACGTGGGAAGCATCTTCGCAAATATTAGGAAATCCAGTAGGAGCTCCGTTATACCCGTCAGAGATGATTGACTTATCCTTTACTATTAAGCTACCTACCTTCATTCGCTCACAGTAAGAATTTGTTGCCCACACCTTTGCCATTTCTAGATAGACCCTGTCCATCTTCCTATCCTTTAAAGAATAAAAGGTTTCGCTTATTTCATCAAAATTGTTTTCTGAGGTTGCAACTTTGTTAAGAGAGGGTTTGGCAATCCAATAATCCCCTTGTGCTGAAGACTCTTGCGAAAAGAATAATTCAGAATTTATAAACGTTTCTTCCATGGACAGTTCCGGCTTAAAAAGGTAGTTGTGAAACAAATATAAGATTTCCCGGCGTTGGGAAAAAATGAACTTATAAACAATTGTTAGAAATTGTTGGAGTTTGGCCTAAAAGGCACATCATTGGCAATTGTTAGAGGAGATCTTAATGCCTGGTATATAGCTGCTAAAAGTCCTTTCATCTCTTTTATGTCAGACGATGACATAGAAGAATCCCCGCTAGCATTAGAACTAGAAGACGAACCTCTTGTCTTCTTTGGCTCTTTAACTGCAGTTACTTTTTGCTCAACGGGTTTGGAAGTGGAATTTCCAGACATTCCTTTTATGGAAGCAACGCTTTCTTGTATCTGTGACTTGATGTTTTCAGCGTCAGATTTAAGCTGGTTAATTGGATTCTTTTCCTTTAACTCTGCAACACTGCTTTGAAGGTTTGCTTTTCCCTTAGCCTTAGCTTCTTCTAATTTTTCCTTAGCTTTGCTAGTTACTCCAGACAAAAAATCCTTAAACTTACCAGATTTTTCCTTTTTGTCCTCCTCTTTTAAATCTGGGGTTTCCTTAACTTCCTTCACCTGGCTCAATTCAGGAGTGTTCTTTGTAACACTAGCTTCTTTTGGTATTACGGGTTCACTAAGTTTTTTAAGATCAGCAGGACTAAATGTCTCTCTGGTTTCTAGTTCATAACCTTGTTGGGACCTAAACCAATCTAGCTCCTCCTGTAATTCTACAGGATCTGAAAAAAATTCAGGATCCTCAGCCAATAGTTCCTGGCGATAAGCTTCTACCTCTTCTTCGGTTGGACCAGTCCTTCTTACACGACCTAGTTTTTCGTTTTTTGCCCTTTCCTCCTCAAGTAGCATCTCCATCAGTTGCTCTTCTTTGGTTCTTACCTTGTCCCCTGATTTCAATTCTACCAATTCAGGTCCCTTCTCACCAACAACTGCTATACCGCTACTCTCTACAGTTCCACCATCTGCCAAACCAGGTATGCGGGAAGCTGCATTAGATACTATCCCTTTTATAGAATTACCACCTAATATGGATTTGAAATCTGGCATATTACCAGCTTTTACTTGAGCTATCTGTTGTGGGACTTTACCAAGAAAATTTGAAACAGAGCCAGAAAAGGATTGAGATATCTTATCAGTTAAACCGTTAAGTATTTGATCGTTTTGGTCAGCAATTGTTTTGGAAAGGGATTTTGTAAAACCCTCAAATACTCCCTTCAGATCGCCATCTCCCAAAGAATTTCCCTTCCTCACCTCAGCAATAAGATTCTTCACCTCATTTGATGAATCGGTATTTGCTTGGGTAGAAGCTTTTAGTTCCTGGTAAAGGGAATCAAAGTTGCTACTTAGATTACTAAGTTCTTTAAGTAGTTTATTAGAATCAGCCACAGAGGGATATTTTATTTCCAATTATATATCCCAGAAAACTAAAATCACTTACTAAAGCTAAAGACCTCCGTCTGTCCGCTATCTTCTAGATTTTTCTTGTTTTGTTTTTCTACAGCATCATTTAGCTTATCAAGCCAAATTTGATATTCATAAAAAGGAATGGATTCTATCCAAGCTGGATCGAGTCCATGCTCTTTCCACATTCTAAATTTAAGATCAAAATAATTCTCTAAAGATATCTGAAATAACGAAAAGAGATCTGAACCCGGAGGGAAAGTAGATTGGGGCGGTGACCTCCCCATCACCGCAAGCGTCACACCTGACTTTAATTTTTAGGTTAGTACCAATCTTTATCCTTTCAGCAAGCTCAAAGTATGCAGAAAACTCCTCCTTGGTCCATTCCTCCGAAGAAGTTATCATGGCTTCCTTGATTTTAAAATAGTCAAGACCTCGCCACTCTTCTAAATAAAATGGTGCAATCTTAATGAAGCTTTGATCTACCTCATCCCCTTTCTTTACAGCATCTCTTACAAAGGAAGATATAGCTTTGGTCACTCCTATAGAGGGAGGAGACATCTTAATTGTTTTACCAATCCTTTTAATAGGAAAGATAAAACATCTTTCAGAGTGCGAATAGAATTTCGTAAGCTCCTCAAGAATTTCATAGTTACTTAAAACGCCGGTCCTAAGTTCGATACCTTCCATCCCATCACATCCTCTAGTGCTACATCCGCCCTCTGGACTAACAATGATCCGATTCTCACCTTTGACAAAAGTTAAATCCCTTATTGCCATAATTATAAAAAACCTATCTTCCTGCTTGAGATCTTTGTAAGAAACAACACCCTCGCCAAATTTAATACGACAGCAAGAGTCCAATATAAAGTTTAACTTATCATCTATATCGAGCATATCGTCCTCATCAATCGTTGAGAATTGTCTGATTTCTTTAACCTCAGCAGGTCTGATCGCTATCCTAGAGCCATCCGGATAAAAAAGACCTTTTGAAGGAAGCATGCCAACTGGTAAATTTTTCCAACCAAGCTCTAATGGCTTTGTTTCTTCAGGTTCAATAGAAGGAGTTTGCTGATTGTTTGGTGTAGATTCCTTTACTGTTTCGTTGTACACGTTATCAGAAAGATCAGTATCTAAATTCAACCCGCTAGGGTCATCATAAACAATTCCACCAGCGATCTCTTTTTCTCTTAGTATTTCTTCGGGCGATAGATTTTTATCCGACATGTTCACAATTTTCTTTATATACCACAAGGGTACAAAAACCATAAATTATAGAAAATAGAAGGAATTAAGTTCCGATTATAAGAACAGATCGTTCCAGTAATCAGACTTCCAAGTTGTAGAAATGGTGTAAAGAGCGTCTCCAGAATCATAAGATAGTGGCATCGGATTGATAGCTTCAACCAGGAAGCAATTATTCAAAGTAATTCTTCTAAACACATCACCCTGTTTATTAAATATAGAAACCACCATAGAACCAACATAATCCCTTTTCAGACCCATAGCCCCAGTGAGTGGGTTGTAAATCAGATCTGACCATTGTCTTAAGATTTTATAAAGGGTCATAGAATTGTCGTCATCAAGGTTTACTTCAAAATCCATAGTAAACTGAACATCCGAAGTTGAAGGCTCACCTCCAGCATACCTTCTCTCAGCAAACTTGTAGTATTGTGTAACCGCATCTGCAGGCTGTAGATCTACTTGCAAAGCAGAAATGTTCTTTACCTGTTGTGTAAGGATGTTTTCCCCCTTGAAGGTAGTGTTCGCTAGATTTATACCATTTGGAGGAGTAATCAAGACTTCAAACTGGTTTAAGAAAACCGGCTCGTAGTTATTTCTTGCTGCCTTTGAATTATTAAAATGTGGTAAACCTGCCATCTACTTTTTTTATTTTATAAGAAAAGATCATCCCAGTAATCAACCGCCCAAACCATGCTGATCTCGTACAGAGTACTTCCGTCGATGTATGTTAATTCCATTGGGTCGATTGCTTTTAGCGGGAAGCAATCTTTTAAAGTAATCCTTCTAAAAACTTCTCCATTTTTGTTAAAGACAGAAACTACAATTGTTCCGGTATAATCTGCCTTGATACCTTGTGCACCGGTTAGTGGATTGTATATTAAATCCGTCCACTGCCTAAGTGTTTTAAAAACATACATGGAGTTAGCATCATCAAGGTTGACAGTGAATTTCAATCCAAGGTCAAGAGTAGTTGTGTCGGGCTTACCTCCAGCATAATTCCTTTTGGCAAACTTGTACTTCTGTGCAACGAAATTTGGGTTTTTATCAACCTCTAATCCATCAACAGAAATCACGTGCTCAAGAAGAACCGGACCACCAGCAACTGCTGCGGGAGGTATAACGTTTACCTCAAATTGATTGAGGAAAACCGGTTCAAACTTATTTACCGAGTTTATTGAGTTCTGATAATGGGGTAAACCAGCCATTTAGTTCTATCCTTTTTTTATATTTATCCGAATTTTCTATTTTGTCAAATTAAGCAAATTGGATAAAGCCTCCAGCAGCGATACCACCAGTTCTAGTAACAGTAATTCTGTTAATGAACTTCTGGATACCTCTAGCAGGTTCTATAATCACATCAATTATACCAATGTTCTGGTCGATGATTGACGGAGGATTGTTTGAAGAATCCATAATTACCTGATAAGCATAAATACCACCACCGGCTCTAACTCCATCGAGATAATTATCTACCAGAGTCTTAATCTCTAGCCTAATTGAATCCTCGTTGAAGTCGAATAGGTAGTTAGCCATGATTTCTTCAACATCGTTCTCTACACTTATGAGAAGGTCCCTAACGTGTACAAGATTAAATGCTGAGTTAACTGTTTGGTATGCTGTTTGGTTTCCAAACACAACCACGCCAAGGCCTCTCTTCTTAATAATAGGGTTAAGACCTACTGGCTCTAACCAGCCTCTATCTGTGTCGGTAAAGTCATATTCAAGCCCTACTAAGTTTTGTCCCGAAATGACCCCTCTTTTCTGACCAGCAATAATGCTGTAAGGCTCACCATTAGCAAACTTCCTCACAAAGTTGTTAGAGATGTAAGCTGCTGGAGGTACGTTTATATTTCTATTGTTTTCCCTTAATGTCAAATAAGGAGTATAGAAAGCTGCGTACTTAGCACCCTGATCCTCCGTTGGTAAACTGAATGTGTAAGAAGGATTCAGAGAAAGGTTACCACCTTCTGCAATGTATTGTGCTTTCAGCGATGGATATGGGTTAGTTTGTGTAGGTGCATCTGTAAACCTAGGATCTGTTGATGCCCTAAACTGACTCATAGAAGGAGCATTGATAAGGGCCAAAGCCTTTTGTCTCATCATTGCAAGTTTACTTAACTGGTATTTTGAGTTAGGTAGGATTTGACCGCTAAACGTATCTACAATGTATCTGAAGGAGATAACATCCTTAGCAGCAAGGGTTGCTGCAATGTTTGTATTGTACATTACATCAAGCAATTCAGAAACTCTAGCATCAGTTCCATTTGGCCTATGAGAATCTCTCATGGTAAATCCTTGCAGGTAAGTAAAATCAAAAGACCTTGTAAATTGAGGTATTGATTTAAACTTCTGTACTTGGATTGGGCTTCCAGCATAGTAGTAAACTGGCCTAGCAGTAGTCACCTGAACTACATTAGCAGTAGTAGTTTGAGCGACTGCAGTTACCTTTGTCAATCTGTTTTGTCTATTACTTCCGACCGTTTCACAAATATCAAGATCCGTAGATACTACCAAATCACCAACTGATATAGGGGATGAAGGAGTAGATGATATTGTAAAGTTTGTAGGATCAATTTGGGTTACCACGCTAATAAACTGGTTGATCGATCCAACCGATGAAATAATATCAGTTCTATCAGAACTTACAGGAGCACCAATATTGTCAGATGCATACACAGTACCAAATGCAGGGTAGTTTGTTAACTGGTCTGGGCTTTGTCTAGAGATATTATTAAAGGTTCTAGCATAAGAAACTTGGTATTGATCTCTATCAACAGTAGATTGGTATGAAAGGTAGTTAACAGAACTTCCTGTGTCATTTAACCAAATCTGATCTCCGTCTTCCAATTCACCATATAAAAGGTCTTGGTAGAAGTTTGTAGAAAGTTGGCCAGTAAGTACATTATTAGGGGTTCCTGCTGTACCTCCGGTTGCTGGATTAACCTGAGTTATATCAAGAAAATCTGAAGCAACGAATTGGTAATATCCGGTAGCACCAATGTAAGGGGATGCAGTAGCACCAACCATATCTGAATAAGGTACTACAGATACGCCTTGAGCTGCATATGAAGTAGTATCGAGCGGGTGTGTCCAGGTAAATAATAGATTTCCAGAAGTTTGTGTTATTCCGGCAATCCTTAGTTTAACAAGATCTCCCTCAGAGAATTGATTTATAAGGGAACCAGTTAAACCACTTAGTCCGGTCACTTTACCCAAGATGTATGGGCTGCTTGTGGCAGAAGGAGTTGCAAACTCTCTAAGTTCAGTTTTCTGCGTTGAAGTTAAGGTTCCAGCAGTACCTCCTTTAGTTACGAGGTAGTGTAAACCACCATACTTAAGACTTGAATCATAAGCATCAAACTCAGAAGCTTCAACACCAGCAGTAGCACCAGTTGCAGAATAGTAGCTAAATAAAGATCCAGTTCTGATAGAATCTGGGGTAGATCCAGAAGGACCAGTAGCGTTGTCTACTAAGGTGTTAGTATTCTTTGTGTATAGGTAATCAGCAGTTAAGTTCTGATCATAGCTCAAGAAATTTAATCTTGCATCAACTATATCTCTATCAGCAGTAAGCTCATCAATTAAGTGGTGCCCAACAAGATCGATCTTATATGGATTAGTACAGATATCATCCATAGCATCCTCATCAACTGCACAGAATAGACCTGTAGAAGGTGTATTGTTGTTTATGAGGGTTTGGATATACTGGTTATTTCCATTCAAATCCACGAAATCTGGGATTAAACACCCTGTAGTAGATGTTAAAATGTTTACATCTGGCTGCGAAAGGAAGTTGTTAATCTGACTTTTTATAAAACCATTCCTGGTAAAGTAAGAACTCCATTTAGGATCTAACGAGAGTGTCTCATAATCGGTCCAATCACCAGATACTGATATTACGTCTATGAAGTAATCAGAGATATAATCATAAGGATGCATAAAACTTGGAACGTTGTCTGCTCCATACCAATCAAGTGCAAAAACATCAAAACCTTGTAATGGTGGGTTAGCATCGGTAGATTTCCTAACGATGACACTTAAAGCTTCCTTTCCAAGATTAACTAGGTTGAATAATCTACCAGTGTCGACCGCTGAAAGGGTTGCTAAGAAATAGTTAGTGTCGGCAAACCAAAATCTCTCTTTATTATAGAAGGACGAATACAATCTTGAAGTCAATACACCATTAGATTGCTCAGTATCAATAGAATATCCAAAATAATTTACCACGTCAGCAGTTGGGCTGTCAACGTTATCATTTAAGCTTAAGAGGTTAAGTGCGAACACCGGGCCAGTATTTAAACAAGCGAATATTGATCTGTGGAAGTATGATCCTTTAGCCTCTAATGTTTTATCTATTTCTCCAAAAACTGCTACTGCTGTAGTTACATCCGGTAAATACACAGGAGCATTAAAAGGTCCTTTATTAGAAAATCCCACCACCAGTCGGATAGTCTGTGACGTTAGAATTACATTTTCCGATGCGTCAAATTCCAGCGTATAGACTCCTGATGCTTTAAATTGGGATAAATCCAGTTTGATTTTCTTTGCCATTATTGTACAAGAGATATTTTTGCCTACTATATATCTAAACCGAAACGAGCATTTTTGTATGCTCCTCGGATAGTAATACTATATATCAAGGCTTGTAAACTTATTAGAGCAATTGGCTGAAAGAACTATAGAATCCTCCCTCTTTTGTGACATCGCCTTCCCCGCTCATTTCTTCTAGCTTAATATCAATCAAATCTCTATAAGCGGATTCACCAAGATCATCATACAATTCACCAACAAGCTCATAAAAATCAGAAGACTCAAACATCCCAGATAAATTAACTATACTCATAGCCACGTCATCATGACCCGATTGACTAGAATAAGTTCCCCTACCATTAAGACCAAAAGAAAATAATTCAGGTATAGTCCAAGAAGACTCGTTTACTATTACCCTATTTAGTCTCATCTGAGATCTAAGAATCTCACAATATTTCATCTTATTCTTCTCGTTATACTTAATACCAGGTTTTCTCATCCTTGCGGATTCTGTGTGTTTAGTATGTACGAAGATTTCCATAGGAAATTCGTCATTGCTTGTTAGTTTATCAATCAGCAGCTCTCCCTTAAAGTTTATTTCCAATAAAACCCTTACGTTCTCCGGGTTAAACAACTTTACTACTACAGATTCCAGAATCTTTTTGAAATCCTCAACTTCTATTTCATTGTCCCTATAAATACCAACCTGCAAAAGGCCGAAGAAATCAGATTCATCCTGGAAATCGTCCATAACTTCTATGACTTTTTTTGGCAACGGAACTACTTTGAAAATATTAAGTACAGTGAAATCACCTTTTCCACCACCGGCAAGATCTACAGAAAGTACAAACCTATTTCTTTGTAAGGTATCATCATTCAGCTGGAATTTTGGATGCCACCTAAAGTTGTCATAGGGTAAACCAAGATCTTCCATTATATCAATTTCTCTCCACTCATATTCTACCTCATTGGCTTTTATTTTTTTAAGCTCATTAGATCCTAACAAAAGAGTGGAAGAGCTTAAAAATTGATTTCCGTATTCCTGATTGAACAATTCCTGGGATCCTAAGTTCGAAATTTCCTTTTTCTTCCATTCTTCATCCCTACCAGGAACTTGCCACCAATCAACCCTAATGGGGTTGAAGCTGTTATCGCCATTTACTGCATCCCTGTATATCTCATAGAATTTATTCATTCCATTTGGTGTGGATGTGATAATAATTCTAGAGACCTTAGAGGAAGAAACAGTAGGATAAGTAGATCTAAAGAAAGACTCAATAAAGTTCGGATGAATGTGTGCAAACTCATCCATATAAAGGAAGTGAATAGTAAATCCAATTGCGGATGTTTTTGTAGTGGTTTTTGCAATTGCTCTACACCCGTTGTCAAACTTCATAGACATTACATTGTTTACAACCATTCCTGGTTTTAAAAACCAAGGAAGACCCCGAACTATAGCCTTGATCTTATCCATTAGCTCCTCTGCAGTAGATCCAACGTTAGCTAGAATCATTGCATTTTTATCATGGTTAAAAAGAAGATACCACACTAAGACAATAGCTGAAGTAATAGATTTACCAACCTGTCTAGGTGCCAGGAAAATATTAAATCTACTAGCCTGGTATTCTCTTAATACCGATTCTTGATAATCCCTTAACTTTACATAAAATAAACCATCATCGGTCATTACCCTACAATATTGGGAAAAGTATACCACATCCTTAGCGCACCTTTCCATCTCTAGGATTTCATCCTGGGTATATTCGTAAAGTAGGTTTGCTCTTTTCAATTCAGGATCTCCGTCATGGAAAGGATTATCTACAGATTTGTAATCAAGTCCTTCCTCCTCTACCTTAAAAAGAAGCTCGTCTATTTTTTTGGTACTCCAATAATTTGATTCCTTTTCTTCCATATTAATCAAATAAATCGTCCTCGACTTCTAAGTCAGCATCTTCGTCATCGAGAGAGATATTCCTGCTAGCGTCTATTTCAGCTTTCTTCTTAGCATTAACTACAGCATTGTCATCAACGTCTTCAACCCTTACGTCCTCTATTTCAGCACCAATGATATCTCTTAGTCCTTCCATAAGACCTTTTGTACCCCTTACCTTGATTCCTCCAGTTTCTGTTGATGAGGGATTGTAAACATTCTTTCCATCCTCACCAGGTTCTAGTTGAAACGATCCTGCATTACTCTTATCCTCTAGCTGTGTACCAAGGGCTTTATAACCATCCTCCATCTTTTGGACATAGGTCTGATAGTCCTTAGGCATTTGCATAATTTGAGACTGAAGCTGAGCTAATACCTCAAACATTCTTGGATTAGCATTACCTAGGTCGATTTCTTCCAGGAGTTTTGTGATAGCATGCTGAGCCGTCTTAAGTTGAAGCATCATAGATGCAAGGTTCATCGAGTCTATCTTTTTCTTATACTCGATATAATCTGTTTGATCAATGAAATTCTCATCCAGATAAAACTTAACTATAGAATCAAGAACACCTTTAGCATCAGACCCGGTAGTTTGGGTTGCTTCTGTAAAGTTCATCAATTCGGTAGTTTTCAGCCTCGGAAGCTCGTCCGGCTGAACAGCATCAAAATCTAGGTTCTCGTCCTGTAGAATTGAATCAAGGCTTTCCTTTATCTTTTCCTCGACAACCCTTTCCGGTTTTGGTTTTCTTCTAGGCATAAATGATTTTTATCTACCTATTTCTTGCGAATTTAGGCAATATTAATTGAGGTTTAGCGTTATCTATAATATAAGCAAGTTGTTCGTCCCTAACAGTATTCTGGTTTAAAACAATAGATTGCTTATCAATATCTATCATGTTCTTAAATAATCTAACATTGGAAAGAAGTAATGGAGAGGTATAGATTTTATAGGAGTTATTGTTAGTACCATAGAAAGGATTATTAACATTAGTCTCCATATCCCTCGGTGCATCAAAAGTGTAAGCTTTCGTTAGTGTTCTATAATCTTCGTGAACTTTTATGAGATCTGAGCTTTGCTGAGAAGGGTTTGTTGGATCATAAGACATCTTCCAAATGTTAACTCCCATTTGTCTGTATTTGTTACTCACATTCACAACAAGTCCATACCATTCACCCTGTTCAGGGACAAACTGTAATCTAGAATCGTAGGTGAGATCGTTTAAGATTATCTCAACACTACCCTGCTGAACATAGTTATTGTTTGCAGGATCGTTTGAACCAGAATGAACCAGGTCTATCCTTAATCCCTTTAACTCGCTGTTAATATCAAAATAGGTTCCATCGATCAAATTCCTTGCCTGAGCCTTTTGCATCCTCCAATTCGCAGTATTTTTTGCATATGGAAGGTTTGGGTTAGCAACCGAGAATCTATATTCATCAGGGGTTGTAAGTACCTTGAATCCACCCGAATGATTGGCATCGGTACTTATTGCTACATATCCCTCAGGGTTGTCAGAGAAATTTCTGAACGGGGATAAGTTATGCTTATACGGGTGAGAATTATAAACTATTTGGTTAGCATCCTCAGACACCTTAACTATTGGTGCAGGTGAAAAGGGTTTTTTAGCTAAGCTGTTTTCATTCACATAGTTTTTCAAACTAAACCAACATGTATATGAAAGTTCACCCTCTTCCGCTAAATACGGACTGCTCTTATATCTCAAAGCTTCCCTGTATTTATTTGGCTGATATACAAACTCAGAGTCGGTAACAAATGCATCGGACATATCATAGTAATTGTTGAATACTATTGTCCAGTTATTGTTCAGGTCATACCCTACAATAGGAAGTTTTTCATAGATGTAAGATCTAGTTGGATCCTCTTGTCTCCTTTGTGTACTATCGTTATACTGCTTAGGTTTAGAGATTTTTTGCTCCTCTGCTTCAACCTCAGCACCAAATAGCTTCTCGGTAGTTAGTGCTATCCCGTCTAATTCTTCCTTGTAAGCAGGGTCCTTGAAATAAGTATTCGATTTCTGACTGTATTTCTTCAGTTCTATTTTATAGTAAACAGGGGAATACATGAAGTCCCTAAACAGATACGTCGAATTGATCTCATATATCCTGTTTGTTAGAGGGAAATAAATGATGTCCCTTTTTCTTGGCTGTGATCCCCTACCAAAAATACTCTCAAAATAAGTTTTGTCTATGTGTATCTCGAAAGGCTCGTCAAATTGAATCCCAAAAGGATCGTAATTAACCCGGTTATCTGGGAATTGGTTCGAAGGTACCATTACCTTTACACATTGCTCATCGACAACATCGAATAAGGTGTACTCTTTCAATACAACGTCTTTACCTCTGGCTTGTGGCTGCACAGAATAATAGTTGGTTTCAAAACCAAATACCTTATTGACTACTAAACTTAAATCCTTATAAAGGTTAACAGCTTTATTGATAGCGTAAGGATCAAAAGTGTAGTTACAGTCATCAAAAACTACAGGTCTATTTGATTTTTCATTTGAGCAGTTAGGAACTGGTCTGTTTATCACCAAGGTATCAATAGCACCAGAAGGACCACTAGGACCAGTAGCGTATGTTAATTCGAGCTGAAAGTCCAGAATTACTACGGAAGGATCTATAGGTTCTTGGCTTTCATATGCTAAACTTCCATCAGGGTTAACAACTACAGAGGTAAATCTAAACTCAGGATAAAAGGGTTTAGCTGGATCTAGGGGTATAGAAAATATAGTTGAATCGTTATTAGATGTGTACCCTTGTGAAAATCCAGTTAATGCTGTACCAACATTTGCCCATAGAGACCAGCTCTGCCCATCTACGGAATATCTAAAATCGATAGCAATATCATTTGGTGTTGCAGCAGAAGGATCTCCTAGCTTAACAGGGTCGTTAAGAACCGCTCCAGCTGTTTCTATCAGCCACCCGTTAAACGATTGAACGTATTTAAACGGGGAATCCCAAGTAAGAACCCTATAATTTCCAATGTAGGTAAAATTAAGGGCACTTTCAAACTGCTCCATTCTTTCAGCATACCAAGTAGCATCAGAACATGGAAGATAGTAATAAACTCCATCATCAGCAAGTGCAGTGTGATACCCATTACAACCTAATTGTTCAGCCCTGGCCATTGCAGCACCAGTAGTTCCAAAATAGTTATCCGTACTTTGATGGAAAACCTTTGTGGTATTTTCCAATTCATCTTGATATCTGAATCGTGGATCCGAAAGGTTCCTTTGATCCCCGTTACCGTCGTAAACCGGAGAACCTTTTTTTGGAAATCTATTTTCTGGGTAAAAAGCCATTATCTACAAGATATTATTCAGCGAAGCTTCTACTAGCTTCCTTTTATATATCTGTAGAATAAAAGAGGTTAGGAAAGGTTGTCCTTAATAAGATTCTGTATGTGATCTACCACCGTGGATGGTGTAATAGATTTGGTACACTCAAACATCCGATCTGTATCCTTTAGCCTAGGACACCAATTCCAGTCCCCTTTATCAAACTTGATCGAAGGATCACTAAAACAACCATGACAAACATCCCTTTCTATAACTCTATAGTTTTTAGTTTGGAACTCACACTTAGGATCGGAAAATCCAGATATCATTACCACGGGTTTATGCAAGGACCAAGCCAACCAGCTCAATCCGCTTCCAATCCCAACAAAGAAATCAGCATGGTAAATGTCAATAGCCCTTTGGATGATATCGATGTCACCAGTTTTATTTATGACATTCTCAAGACCAGAAGGTTGCTTTTGGACTACAACCACTTTATATCCAATATGGTTTAAGTAATCGACGATTTCCTGCCATCCACCAGGATAGTGCCAATGTTTGGCATTAGCTGTTGAATCCATAGCGATACAGACATATTTACCATCTATGGTTGGTTTGGAATTAGCTATTAAATCAGGAACAGTCTCGTTTAGAATATCCCCATCCATCTCTATTCCTAGTATATCCCCAGCAACCTCTTGTAAAGAAATAGATCTAGGATCTCTTTTATGTCTATCCCGATCAGTCTCTTCATACCATCCAACACCAAATATTGCTACGGATTTAGGCTCACGATATCCAGGTTGGAAGAATCTTATATTAGGATAATATAGTGAAAGAAGCTCGTTCCAAAAACTTGTCACATATAGGTCACAGTTATATTTTACCCTAAATTTTTCTATTACAGGCATCCATGCGAGGGTATCACCTAAGGAGCTACTATCGATCGATATTCCAACCTTCCCGCCAGTCATCATATCACCCAAAGTACCCTCTTGGATCAACTCCTCACCGTCATATGCTTCAAACTTCCAATTGGTGTACCATTTTCTAAAAAGTTGGGTGAACAATCCGGAAGAAGTCTCACCGGTGTAGGCATAAGAGTTCTTGTCCAGATCCTTAAACTTTATGGTACACGGTTTTGTATTACTTGGTCCTATACAATCAGCCTTTGGTCCGTAATCGAAATAAAAATCAAAAGTATATGGATGTCTAAACCTAACCGACTTAGACTTAACCATATTCTCATAAACCTTGATACCCCTATTTTTCATCTAACTCAAGTATTTCTTTAATTTTTAAAATATTAGCATCACGATCCTCGAAAACTCCACTTGGTGTTAAATAGCTTACAAGAGGATTTTGGTCATAGGTATCCTTGTACGGTTCAAGTCTTCTCATTAGAATAGGAAGCTTCCAGGATAATGTTTCTTTAATAACGATTGGATTAAGCTCCCAATTTGAAGTAAAGACGAAAAGGTCCGCAGCTTTATAAAAATCGTCGGTATCATCCCTCTCTCCCCAGATTTTACAATTCTCTGGTAAATTCTCCAACAGAGGTTGCCAATAATGTTGGAAATTAGGAGCAGTGTTTCCTATGAAATGGAATTGTACAGGATAATTAAGTAGAGCTCTAGCATATTCCATTAATTCCCCTTGGTTTTTACCAGGGGTAAAAAGACCTATATTGATGATATGTTTTTTAGTAGGATCAAGTCCCAAAGAGATCAACGACTTATCCCTCTCTGGTCTTTTATGATCTTCTATCGGATATTCTAAAATATCCAAAGGAATTCCTAAGTCCTCAAACTTATCACACATCCATTCATTAACCATGATTAACTTATCTGGGCAATAAACCTTATCCCTTGTTGATATGTTTGAACTGTGACAGGTTTCAGCAATGAAATAAGGTCTTTTAGGATCGTAGATTTTTTCAATGATTTCACCGTCAATAAAAAATTCAACAAAATCATCAAAATGTATCACATCAGGGCAAATCTCTTCGATTAAATCGATAATCTGCCATTTATTACTTCCCAAGCAATAGAACTTTGAACCTATCTTTTCCTTAATTCGATCCCTTTGTACTACATACTCCTCGGACGTATTATTGTACTGTATACAATATACTTCAGCATCATTATTAAATGCTTCTATCTTTTTATAGAGGTACTGAGGCATTCCACCAGTAGATAAATGGGGAGCAACAAAAAGAATACGAGGCTTACCCCCAGTCTTCTCGTCAAGGGTTTCTTGGATTGAATTAATAGTTCTAATTAATTCATATTTAGTTTTTCGGAGTGCCTCGATTTCTTTCATCATTCTACAGTGTACTCTCCCGTTTCGAAATTAAGCTGTCCTTCGCCGTATTTTCCAACAATCTGGTCAATTATATCTTTCTCCTGTTTATCAAGATCTTCAGATTTTTGATAAAGATTAAAAATCTCAAGATCAACAGACTCAAGATCCTTCACCAGAAAGTGCTTCTTGATATTGAACCGTCCGATGTTTTCAACGTTAGTAGCTATCTCTCTTCTCAAGGAGTTAATTTTTTCTAACTCTTCAGGTGTAATTTTTAAATTGTTTTCCATTTTTCTTTTATTAGATTTCTCCAGGAAACGATGCAAAGTTAGATACATCATTTTCCTCAGTTTTTTTATCTATTAGTCCAAGCTTTTCCATAGCAATATTGTGTAAAAACTGAACATAGTCCCCGGTATCCTTGTAGCAACCAGTCCAAAGTAAAAAATGCCAATCGGGGAAAGGACAAAGTCTGTCATCCCCCATAAGTCTTGATGTTATATCATACATCTCTTGGTTTCTTTCATCCTCATTAAGCATTTCAGCTTTTACAACCAAATGCTCGTTTCTAAATGGGCAATACCAATCTGCCTCATCCAATTTTTGGTATGCAATTTCCCGATTACCAATAAATCGATGAGCTTTTGCTATGAGTACTATAGCATAATAAGTCATCTCGTCCCAATGACCAGGATCAGAGCTATCAGCATAGCTAGGGAACCTTCGAGTAGCGTAATGCTCTAGGTAGTATATAGTTCTTCGAGCATATTCATCTCCGTGATTTTTACCAAAGGGAAATCTATGATCCTCGTAGGTGTCGGAATAACTTTTACCAATGTAAAATAAATGGTAGTCATCCTCTAATATTTTTCCAGTACAAACCTGATCAGCTTCAAGTTCTAAAGCATCCTTTAAGAACTTAAACGAAGCATCCCAGGTTTGTCCATCATTTGTAATGATGTGTCTAAAACCTCTAGGAAGATTTACGATCTGGAACTGATCCTCATTTTCACCAGCACCTGGCAAAAAGATTATCTCATGTCTTTTATCGTGTCTAAAATACCAGTCAAGTTTAGCATTCCACAACCAAGTCCTAAAATAAATCCCACCTGGGTCTTGGGCAGTAATATTAAAGCTCTGGATTGAAGTATCGTTTAATACCTCCCAATCAAAATCATCATCAACAACAAGTTGCTCATCAGCATCCATCCTTAGAATCCAATCGCACCCGTGATCGGCTTTTAAACATTCCTGCAAAGCATGATCTCTGTTATAGCCAGGATAATGCCATTCAGTCTCGTAAAGATAACCTGGAATTCCCTTTTCTGCAAAGAAGTTGCGAATTAGATCTTGTGTTCCATCAGTAGACCCATTATCCTGTACGACCCAATAGTCAATGTATTGATAGCAAGATTCCAGCATTCTTAGTATGACCTTGGATTCGTTTGCTACCATGGCATTCATACATATTTTGGTTCTCTTATTGTTCATATTCATAATTTAAAACCTGTTCTTCCTCCCAGAATCTCATATCGCTTAAGTCATTTTGCATAAAAGCTTCTTGGTGATAATTCGTTTCATTTTTTTCATCCCATTCCCAATCATGGAAGCCTAATTCAACGATTCTTTCGTGAATAGCCTTATTGTACTTTTCCTTAATAATCCTGGCAATTCTGTTGATCTCGAAAGAATTATAATTCATGGTGCTTCTTTGGTTACTATATTGTATATAGAGCAACTCTTTGATATGGACAATTCTCGTTTCCAAAAATGTTCTTATAATTAACTCAAAGTCATCTGCAAGAGGTAAGGATCCTCGGTGGCCACCAATCTTATAATATACGTCACTTCTCCATGCACGAACATGATTAGGCATAGAAATATTGAATCTTATGGTAATTGGATTAACTGAAGGGTAGTGGTGTCGTAGGTATTTTTTACCTTTTACATCAACCCAGCTGTGACCGGAATAGCCAAAATTAAAATTATTACCAGGGGTGCCATAAAAATCCCAGTCGACCCTTTCATCGAACATAATGAATTTTCCATCCTCCCTCATTTCAGTCACATCACTGTAAATAAAACCAGCGTCGGGGAATTTTTTGCTAGCATCAAAAAGTCTTTGTAGACATTGCTCTAGTAGGTAATCATCATGATCAAGTTCTACCAACCATAGACCAGAAGCAAGCGAGCAAGCTCTATTTTTTGCCAGCCCAACCCTTCCTTTTGTGTTTGGGTTAATCCTGTATGGTTTGACCCTAAAATCACTATCCGATAATTCATTTAATGTATTCCAAAGTTCGTAATGATCCTGTGGAGAATCGTCAACAACAACCCACTCCCAATCTTGAAAGGATTGATTTTTTAATCCTTCATAAGTTCTTTTAATTCTATCCCCAGTCATATAAGCTGGGGTGAAAACAGAAAATTGAGGCCTATATGGGGTTGCGTGATTTTCAACATAAGCCTTAGCAACAATATTTGCTAAGTCATCATCTGGTATTATTTCAGGTAAAAAAATTGTTTTAAAATCAAAAAAGGGATGAATCTTTTTCTCGCCCCTACCAAAAACCATAATTACATCAGCCTTATACTCCCTCTCAAGGTCTGAAAGAGATTGATAATCTAAACCACCCTCTATTGGAATAAGATCAACCCAATACATATTATTCTCGTTTGCCGAATATGTAGTAGAAATAAATTCGTATTTACTACCACTCTTATCCCAGCCAAAAATTAATGCAGTGGGTCTTCTAACTATGAGCATTTATTTCTCGGTGTTGAAAAAGAAAACTTGGAAAAGCCTACCGTCTTCCTTATTCTGTCCAAAGTAATCAAGTGATACGTGGAAAAGGTCCCCTCTATAAATAACCAATCTATTATAAACATTACCAATCCTATCAACCATCTCCCATTTAGTCATATCCTGGGACTCTATATTTACTGGAGCACTATTTACAACGTCCTCCGGATGCTCGGAATTTCTCCATCGTCTTAAGCCGGTTTCTTTGTGTTTAAATAGACCAGTACCAGCAGAAAGTGGAGCATCTGGAGTTAGATAAAGAACTCCAGCCCAGTCTGTAGTGTCGTCGCTATGAATCCAGGATCTATCAGAAGCAAGAGTATATTGGAAAGAACCTGTAGAATCGTCACCCCACCAAGTTACTTCACCACCATAGGGTCTAATAATTTCTTGGATAGAATTTTTGACATTTTCCGCAAGGAATGAGGCCGTTCTTTGTCCAGGGTAGTTTCCATGCACACTGAAATCCTGGGCAAGAGCAAAGGCCCTAACATCATTAGGATTCTTGTAAAATTCATCGATAATAATAGTCTGAACCTTCATAAGTATCTACAATAATGGTTTACCATTATAGACACTAACACCCAAATGTTTTCGGGAATTATACCAAACCAGGAAACTTTTTAACGTATACACTCTCAATAAAATCCTTGCTTGGATAAGAAATAGTATCAGAGGTTTCTACTACATCAGATAGGGAAAAGGGAACACTAGGCAATAGATCCAAATCATCCACATAAAAGCTTTCAGTGGCTACGATTTCGCCATTTTCAATAAGATCAATACTCTTTATATCCCTTCTCCCAGTAACCTGCATAGCAAGATCCAGAAGGGACATATTTTGGATTGGAGTATTATTTACATCAATCATAGGATCAGATTGTTAGCCACAGAGGTATCCGGGGATTAAATAGTTTGTCTCGTTAGTTGAACAAAGGACTTGAAACCACGTGTGAGGCTGTCCCAGGTAATTATCACCATTGAGTCCATAGTAAAAGAATGGATTACCCTCTGGTGTAGGATCACAGTTATACTCACACGGGAGGGAAGAAGGTCCAGCTGATCCTTGAGCTCCTTGTGCTCCTTGGGAACCTTTAGCACCTTGTGCTCCTTGTGCTCCTTGGGCTCCTTGTGCTCCTTGTGCTCCTTGTGCTCCTTGTGCTCCTTGAGATCCTTTAGCACCTTGTGCTCCCTGAGCTCCCTGAGCTCCCTGAGCTCCTTGACCTCCATTAACTCCAGAGGTTCCAGAGGATCCGTTAGATCCTTTAGCACCTTGTGCTCCTTGTGCTCCCTGTGCTCCTTGAGATCCTTTAGCACCTTGTGCTCCCTGAGCTCCCTGAGCTCCCTGAGCTCCTTGTGCTCCCTGAGCTCCAGACGTACCTGAAGATCCGCTAGCTCCTTTAGCTCCCTGTGCTCCTTGTGCTCCTTGTGCTCCTTGTGCTCCTTGTGCTCCTTTAGCTCCCTGTG